AGCAACTCTTCCATCAAGCCAGATTTGGACTGGAATCAGTTATTACGACAACAAGTTTATTGCCACAGCAGATAACACTACCTCTGGAGCTACATCAACTGATGGTATTACTTGGACTTCTATAACTCTGTCTGATGACGCTGCAAACAAAACGCTCATATCTAAAAAACAAAGCTATACACCAAAGACAGCAGTACCAGTTCCTGCTGAACCAGTAACTGCTGTTACTCTAGGTGATAGCTCAACATCAGCATTTACAACAGACGGCACTACTTGGAGTTCTGGCACCTCTATTATAGGTGGAACATGGACAGATGGACTGCACGACTCTAGTAAGTTTATTGCTGTAGGACCAAACAGTGCTAACGTTATTTATTCTACTGATGGAGTATCTTGGCAGATAAGTAATGACGTAGATAATAGGTTAATAAACACTTATTCTGATAAGTACATGGCTTTTAACGGATCTGATAAATACCTTATTGCTTCAAGCCAACAAAGTCAAGGAGCACTGTCAACTGACGGCATTACCTGGACGTATTTGGCTACACCAGTGGGCACTTATTCAGTAGGATATGGTCACGATAGATTTGTAATTGTAAATAAAGATAATAATAGTAGCCAAGTACGTTATTCTACTAATGGATCATCCTGGAGTAGTGTAACTCCAGTGAGTGGTCTTTATTATCATATTCATGGGTTTGCTTTTGATTCATCTGCAAATATTATGGTTGGAGTAGGAAAGCGAGCTTCTAATTATGGAAGCCTACTATTGTCTACTGATGGCACAACATGGACAACAGGAACTATGCCAGCTTTAGGAGATATAACAAATATTACATATAATTCTGTAGCATTTGGAAATGGCAATTTTGTTGCTGTAGGAACATCTGGGACTTCTGCGTATTCGACAGATGGTACTACTTGGACTAGCGTTACTATGCCATCTTATGGATCATGGACTGGAATTACATATACTGATAATAAGTTTATTGCTATATCTACTGACACATCAGATGCAGCAACATCAACAGACGGGTCTACCTGGACGATCAGGTCTTTGCCGACTAGTAGCAACTGGAACTTTATTATTGGCAAATAAAGTATGTGGTAAAATATATGTTAGCAATAGACACTATAAAAAGGAAAAAAAATGGAACATTATAATGTTTTAATCGCTACCCCAGGATCAATGATGGAAGCAGACTATGTAAAAAGTCTAGTTAATACTTTAGAAGAATGTTCTAATAGAGGAATAACCTATAAATTTTTAAATTCATATGCCTCTCTAGTTTATAATGCTAGAGAACTAACTATGACAGGATATGATTCTAGACAATTGGACCCAAACGATAAGGGTCCATTAAAAGACAGGGTATCTTATGATAAAATATTTTGGATTGATTCAGATATCTCATGGGAGCCTTGGCAATTTTTTAGACTATACGAATCAGAACATGATGTTATAACTGGTGCATATCTATTGGCAGATTGCATTACTACAAGTGTACATGGTTGGGGAACAGCAACACATATTCCTAAATCAGAAATTATGCAAATGTCGGGAGAAACGACTGTTCAAAGTGCTGGATTTGGTTTCATAACAATGAAATCTGGAGTATTTGAAAAAATAAATCGGCCATGGTTTAAGCATTATACTCAAACTTTAAAAAAAGAAGATGGCTCAGAGCTAGAAATGGTTTTAGGAGAAGATATATCTTGGTGTATTGATGCATATAAGCTAGGTATAAAGATATATTTCGACCCAGAAGTTTTAGTAAAACACACTAAAAAAATACCAATTACATGGTAAAATATTAAAAGGAGGAAATAATGACAAACACATATACAATTCAACCAGAGGAACCATACACTGTTGAGGTTTTTTATAATGGATCTGATGTTCCAGGACTAAGACAACCGCATTGGCCAAATGGTGAGCCTTGGGCAAGTGCACAAGAAGCCGAAGAATGGACTCTTCAATTTATTGAAGCATTAGAAGATATCGAAGCTCCATTTGCACCTAGTGGTCCAGGTGAGCCAAGACTTCCTAAGCCTGAGCCTGCACCCGAACTTGATCCTGAGCTTGAACTTGACCCAGCTCTTGAACTTGATCCTGCAATTGAACCCGATATCCAGCCATAATATATAAAAAAATTTTTTTTTTATAAGAAATAAAAATTGGAGCATTATGACAGAAGATTTCTTTGCTTGGAATAATAGTTATATAGGAGGAACAGAAGTTGCATTAAAATGGTTTCATAAAAATGTATTGCCAGAAATGAAAAATTTAAAAAACTATAGATGCATATCTGTTCCTGGAAAGCCTACTATACTAGAAAATGTTTTAGATAATAGTAAAAAAAATATTTTATGGCTTCATCTAACACCAAATCAAGTAGACGATAATGGAATGAATGTTTTACAAATGACTGATTTTAAAAAAACACTTCATAAAGTTATTGCTATTTCTAATTTTCATAAAAAAAGAATAGTGTCAGAAATGTCATTAGATCCAAAAATGGTTGAAGTTATTGAATATCCAATTGATGAAGATATAACATTTGATTTTTCAAAGTTTGACAATGTAAAGAAGCCAAAAATCATTCATGCATCACAATCAATAAGAGGGCTAGAAATTCTTTTAAGAGTATTTGAAACTTTAGACGAGGACATTGAGCTAAACATATATAATGATTTTTACCCTGAACAAAATTATAGTCCAGCACTTGATAAAATAATGAAAGATGAAAGAATTACATTCTACGGAAAAACTCCAAGAGTTACTTTTTTAAAGGAGCTATCTAAGTCACATATACATGCATATCCTTCAATTTTTGATGAAACGAGCTGTCTTGTTCAAGCAGAAGCAATGCTTTCAGGAAATCTATGCGTTTATAGTAATTATGGGTCGCTCCCAGAAACTTCTCTTGGTCATGGAATAGTCTCTGACTTTTTATCTATGTTAACAATAGATGAAATAGCTGAAGACTATAAAGAAAAACTAATTGAATCTATTAATATAATTAAAAACGGTAAATTCGATCCATCCCAGCAAGTAAGCGATATAAGAGAAAAAAGAAATAAGGAAAAAATTATGCAAAAATGGCTTGATTTTGATAAAGAGTTATAAATATTGCCATGTCATGATAAAATTGTATTAGGATGATTACCAATTCTAATCTATATGCTGAAAGAGTTTTTGCTGAGCACCCCCTTTCTCTATGGCCTCTAGATGATAATATATCTTTTTTACAACTATTTTCAGATGCACAACAAAATTTATCAGACAATACATACTGGTCAACTTCTAATTTAGCACAACAAGATCCAAGAGAGTATTCTGAAACTCCTATTCCTGGTAGTACATCTTCTCGTTTTACACTTAATTCGTCAAATTCATATGTTGCTGAAATAACAAGCAACTTTACATTAAATAGTACAGACGACTTTGATATATCTAAAAATAGTGGATGTTTTTCTGCACACGTTTACCAGGAGTCTATTTTTATTGACTCCTTTGAAATTGGCGTATCATATGGGTCTGTAGAGGACACCAGCAGCTTTTCTTTCGATACTGATGTTGGTTGGCACAGTATTCTTCATACCTTTGATTTGCCTGAAAATGAAGAACTAACTTTTTTTATTAGAATTACATTTTCTGATTCAGGATATGTTTCAGATTTTGTTACACAAATAAATGGCGTATCTTTAGGCCAATGGTCAGAACAATATATTGTTAGTTCAATTGGAATTAATTCAATAGATTTACCTTATGAAGTTGAAAACCTTATAACTTCTGGATCTGCATATAATGCAATAACAGTTGATGCTTATGGACTAGATACAGAAATAAATGGCTACTACTTAGTTAAAGACAATAAAATTTATGCTCAGAATTTTGGAATACCCCTTGTTTTTGGTTCAAACCATACAACAAAAATATTTGAAGCACCAGACAACAACCCATCAATTATAATGCCAGGTCTTGGATTCTTAAACGACTCTGGAAAATATAATAACTATACCCTTGAGGCATGGGTAAGAATGGAAAATGTTGGTGCAAATCCAATTAAAATTATTGGTGCGGTAAAATCAAGTGACGGAGTTTATGTTGAAGAAGGATTCATAACTTTAAGAATAGGACCATATTTTAAATCATATTATGTTGGCAAATGGTATAGACCAATGTTGTTGCACTTTAAATACTCTCAGTCTGAAGCTACTTTATTGATCAATGGAGAACAAGTAATAACAATGCCAATTGATATAAGCAACATTGTTTTTGCAACACAAGAAGATGAAATAGGCAATAATCAAGACTGGATAGGAATATATGGTAGCGATTTTATTCAGCCCTTTGAAATTGATTGCGTTTCTATTTATCCGTATTTAGTACCAATAGAGATGGCAAAAAAAAGGTTTGTATATGGTCAAGGAGTTAAAGAGGTAAATTTATCAAACGATATTTATTCTACAAATTCATATGTTTTTGACTATTCATTTGCAAACTATGCAGCGAATTCTTTATACCCAGATATTAGTCCATGGAGAAGTGGTTTCGCTAATAATTTAGATGCAACATCTACTCATTTAACAACTCCAAATTATCAGCTACCAGAAGTTCAGCTAAAAAGAAATTCACGCTTCCTTGATGTGTTTGAGTGGTATGCAGAAAATAAAACTGCTAATGATATAGACAGTGATCAATATACATACATAACAATGAAGCCACTATATGAAAGAGAAAGATTCTTAAGGTGGTCAGAAGTTTATAATAATGGAACTGTTGATTGGTCAAGCATAACAAACGATAATTGGTATAATGCAACAAATGAATTCTTTGTAAATGAAAATATTTTATACTCAGATGTTAGTATCTATTACGATAATATAAATATACTTGATCAAAACTTAGAGTCTGTATCGGGGGTATTTAGATCGCCAGATTCTGCCATTATTTTGCAGCCTCTTTTATATTTTAGAAATAAAGTAACAAATGAAGCAATATCTATTGAGCTAGATTTAAATTGGCTAAAATATATTTATATTTCTTCTGCTGGAGATCAAACAGTCTTACATATTGAAAAAATAGAAGATGCAGAATATTTTGTTGCTGGAATAAATATAAAAAAGTTACAAATAGATAAATATTCAATTATTGGAAGCTTCTTTTCTTCATTAAATAATATATCATTAAATATCGGTGGATATTTAGATAGGTCATTTGGTGGAAGAATTTATGCTATTCACTTTAATAATGAATTCTTTTTTGAAAAAGATATCTCGAAATATTTTATTGGATCATTTATAGCACAGAGAACTGAAACAGAAAATGTCTCAGGATCACTTATAGAGTATACAGCAAATTACTCATTGATTCCAAGCGAGAAAGACTATATAGTTGATTTAGATATTGGTGTGACAGGATACTGGGAAGACTTTCAGCCTCTGTCTTTTTTTGGTAAATATGTCACTAATGAATTAAACGAGACATATTATGATTTAGATATGATTCAATTTAATTTTGATATACCTAAAAAAGCTGAAGTAAACGAATATTTAAAGGGATATTTAAGTTATGCATCAATAGATCTTTTATATTCATCATATTCTCAACTTCATTTTTCTGGACTTACTTATGCAGACTTTTCTAACATACTTGTTTCTGGATATACCAGATATCAAGAACTAAAAGATGCTTCATCTTCATTAGAATCAAGTACTTCATACGATACATCTGTAAACGCCTATCTTTCTTTTCAAACTAAGTCTGAGGTTGGAAATAAGCCATACTCAGACTTTATAAATACAGAAGCTGTGTCTTATAACAACGTGGTAGAGTTTGATAGATCTGCTTATACAAACACTAAGTATGAAATATTAGATAATAGTGTTATTTTACCGCCAAAAACACCAGACTTTAAAGATTATTATTTAGGAATACACCTAGAAATAAAAGTAAGAGGAATACTTTATAAGAATTTACTACTAAGAAGAATGGAATTATCGTCAATAGCATTTGACAACTCATCTGGGTACCCTGTTGGAACAAAATACTCAAATGATGTTTACCCTTTTACAAGAGAAAACTATTTATTTAATTATAAAAAACAAAATCCATTTACAATATACAAGGATACTTCTCCATACTTATACCTAACAGAATATTCTGGAATATTTGTAAAACCTTTTAATTCAGAATATGAGCGTGGAATATTGGTTCCTATTAATAAAGAAAAACAATCAGATTATAAAGTTGGCGGAATTCAGTTTTGGACAAGGTACCCAATAACAGAGTTTCCAGACATTCCATTTAAAGTTGCAAAAATTAAAAGTGACAATGTAGACATAGACCTTTATTTAAATCCAGAATCAAGTGGTAAAAGAGCAAAACTTATTGCTTATGATTATAAAACTGGAAAAGAATATAATAACTTTATATTCTTCCAAGATTCTGAAATAGTTAACAATCCAATTATTTATCCGCGTCAATGGACTGCAATAAATATTGCTTTCCCCGATCCAATAGAATTTGACAATATAACTGGAAGAATAGAGCTATATTCTGGTATGGTATTCAATAACATTGGTGAATATAAATATTCACAACCGCCAAATCAAGAATCAAAAGCTTACCTTAAAAAATGGTGGCAGCTAATTTCTAATGCAGGAAATAATTTTATTAATAATTGGCAAGACTTTGTTAGGCCAAGCGGAGCAGAACAAGATTTAACATGGGAGGACGCATCAATTATTTTTGTTCCAAATCAATACATAATAAATGGATCAAACGAGTACAATAATCAAGTTGGTCTTTCTATTTCTGTAACAGAAGATATTTCTTCTATATCGGTCTACTCTAATGGAGTAGATACATTTACCGATGTTCAATGGGAAATTGTTGAGGGATCTCCAATATAGACATTTTTATTTTTTTGTAGTAGAATACCTATGACGAATAGGAAATTATGGCAAAACCAACAGTATCTTTTTTAACATATGACTTTACTTTAGGCAGTAATCCAGTAGAACCAAATGGGTGCGCCTGGTACAGATGCTACCTTCCAATGAAAGAGCTTGAAAAAAATGGATGGGATGTAGGAATTGGATTCCCTGGATGGAATGAAGACCATGGATTTGGATTATTGGTTCCAGACAACAAGGCTATTCATGGTTGGGATGTTATTGTATTAAAACTAATTATGCTTGAGTCTATTGCTAGCAAAATAAATGAGGCAAAAAAACTAGGACAAAAAATAGCGGTGGATATTGATGACTGGTTTGAAGGATTATCAAAATCAAACCTTGCTCATAAAATGACAGACCCAGAAGTAAATCCTCGTAATAATCGTGAGCATTATATGTATATCATTGAAAATGCAGATGCAATTATTACCTCTACCCCATTCCTATATGATTTTTATAAGAATGAAAAAGGATATAAAAACGTATACATGGTTCGTAATGGTATAGATTTGGATAGATGGACGCAAAGAAAAGACCACTCACGATGGCTGCCGCAATTTGGTTGGGTTGGTGCAACTCCATGGAGATCTAATGACCTTGAACAATTATCTCCGTGGTTTGGAAATTTCTTAGAAAAAAATCATTTAACATTTCATCATTCTGGAGCAATTAAAAATGCAAAAGAGGCTAGGGACCAACTAGGAATTCCAAAAGCTGTTAAGTCAACAAAACAGGCTATGGAAAAAATTAGTAAGTATCCAAGTCTTTTTAGAAAAATTGATGTTGGCTTAGTTCCACTAAATGATGTTGGATTTAATCATGCAAAGTCTTCTATTAAAGGTTTGGAATATGCTGCTGCTGGTGTGCCTTTTATAGCGTCCTGGAGTCCAGAGTACGAGCTTTTAGAGCAGCAAGGGGTAGGAAGGGTAGCAAGAAATCAAGAGGAATGGTTGCAACACTCTGAAGAACTTTTAAATCCCAATACAAGAAAAGAAGATGTAGAAAGAAATCTTGAGGGCATTAAAAAATACCAAACAATGGAAGTTCGTAGATCTGAATGGGATGAAGTAATTCATCAAATTAAAGAGCAATAGAAAAGCAGGGCAGAATGTTGCCACCTTTTGAATTAGGTTTTCTGCCCCGCTAATCTATTTAGTAACAGTTATGACCAGGATAATACCAATGCTTCTTGCCACTACCATCTTGCCAAGCGGTGTAAAAAGCACGGTCTTGATAATACCTTGACCATTTATGAATTGGTTTATCAAATAAAGTCTTAATTTCAGCTGACAAACCATCTTTTGTTTTCTTGGATTCCTTTAACATCATCCAAACAAGCCCATCTCTCCATTGAGAGTCCAAGAATTGATAGGCTCCTCTTGCCGAGGATGACTTATTGGCGGCCCGATAAGAAAAACGGGATTCACGCTTCATAATACATTTACGAGAATTTTCCCATTTAGAATCGAACCATTTACCGCGATACAAAGATGGCTCATAGCCCTTCATATCCTGTGCGGTATCAGACCTAGCATACTTATGCTCTTGGCTGATATACACGACTTTCGCCGTCGCGGTTATTGCAGATTTAGCATCGACCGCATCAGAGGCGTAGGCAGGGGTTGCAAATAACATCATCATTCCTACCAAACCTCCTATCAGTTTTGTTATCATCTGTTTCCTCCTGACGGTGACAACAGTTCATCTAGCATACATAATAAAAAAATGTATGTCAAATGAAATAACAGAATTTATGAATGGAATGTGATCTATATTATATATATTTATATATTATTAATATTTATATATTAGATCTATTCCCTCCCTGACCACCCATCCATGGTATCTTGATTACTTTATTTTGTCAATAGCTTTCTTGATTTTTTCTATTGTGTTTATTCCTGGGTAGACATTAACGCCCGACGCAAGATCGTGAAAGTATACACGATCATCTTCATCTAGTCTAGGTATCACCAGCCCCCCAAATTCACTTGTGTCACAGCCAGGTAGATCAAGTGGTTCGGCCTCACCTTTGTTTATCAAATCGTTATAAGTATGTACCTCTTGAATTGTTAGTTCCATGTTGACTCTCCTTAAAATTCTGATAGAATTATATCTTACTAATAAATCTATCAAAGGAAGTGTTTTTAATTGTCTCTCATTAATAATAACGGTTCGATAAAGGATCACTACAGAAATTTCATCCACATCAGCAGATACGCCAGGTGGATGGAGGAAGAAAATAGGCGAGAGACATGGGTGGAAACAGTAGATAGACTTATGAACTTTATGAAGAGTCATCTTGTCAACAACTACGAATATAAAGATAGTGCACCAATTTTTGATGAAGTTCGTGATGCCATTATTAATCATAAGATCATGCCTTCTATGCGTGCTATGATGACGGCAGGCCCAGCACTTGAGCGTGATAACATTGCTGCCTACAACTGCTCATTTATTGCGGTTGATAGCCCAAGAGCATTCGATGAGGCTATGTATATTTTGATGAATGGTACAGGAGTTGGATTTAGTGTTGAGCAAAAATATACAGACCAACTACCCGTTGTAGCAGAACAAATGTTTCCAACAGGAACAACCATCGTTGTTGAGGACTCTAAGCTTGGTTGGGCTAAAGCATACAAAGAACTTATTGCACTTCTTTATCAGGGGCAGATCCCTAATTGGGATATGACAAAGGTTCGTCCAGCAGGAGCAAGGCTTAAGACTTTTGGTGGTCGTGCATCAGGCCCAGAGCCACTACATGCACTATTCCAGTTTACTGTCGATGTATTTAGAAATGCAGCGGGACGCAGACTTAAGCCTATTGAAGCACACGATATTATGTGTAAAATAGGAGAGGTAGTTGTTGTAGGTGGCGTTCGTCGCTCTGCACTTATCTCGTTGTCCAACCTTGATGACTTTGAAATGGCAAAGGCAAAGAGTGGAAACTGGTGGGAGAATGAAGGCCAGCGTGCTCTAGCAAATAACTCTGCTGTTTACAACATGAAGCCAAATACAGCGCAGTTTCTGCGTGAGTGGAGAAACCTTTATGAGTCAAAATCAGGGGAAAGAGGAATTTATAACCTTGATAGCGTTCGCAAGCACATTGATAGTTTCGGTCGTCGTGATTCTTCTAAGGTAGCAGGAACCAACCCATGTGGCGAAATTCTTCTACGACCCAATGAATTTTGTAATCTAACAGAGGTAATTATTGAAGCTTCTGATACAGAAGAAGATCTTAAGAAGAAGGTAGAACTCGCCTCCATCTTTGGAACCTGGCAATCTACTCTTACAAACTTTAAGTATATTCGTAAGTCATGGAAAGATAACTGCGAGGAGGAAAGACTACTTGGGGTATCACTCACAGGTATTTATGGAAATAAGCTAACATCAAATAATAATGCTAATCTATCTTCTCTATTAGATAATCTCCGTGAATCAGCAGTAGAAACAAATAAGAAGGAAGCTGAAAGACTTGGAATTAATCAGTCCATGTCTGTTACTTGTGTTAAGCCTTCTGGAACAGTATCGCAGTTAACTGGTGTATCAAGTGGCATTCATCCATGGTATTCAGAATATTACATTCGTTCTGTTCGTGGAGATAATAAAGATCCACTAACACGATTCCTTATTGATTGTGGTATTCCAAATGAGCCAGATGTTATGAAGCCAAATGATACTACCGTTTTCTACTTCCCCGTAAAGGCTCCAAAGAACGCGGTAGTTACAGAAGATATTTCAGCCATTGATCATCTAGAACTATGGAAAACCTATCGTAATCATTGGACAGAGCATAACCCATCTGTCACCATTAATGTTCATGAAGATGAATGGATGAGCGTAGGGGCATGGGTCTATGACAACTTTGATCAAATCGGTGGCGTTTCATTCTTGCCAGCAGTTGAGCATTCTTACAAGCAAGCACCCTACCAGTCTTGCACAAAGGAAGAATATGAGGAAGCACTAAAGAATATGCCCACAAATATTCCATGGGAGATGCTTACTGTTTATGAGACAGAAGACGGAACTACTGGATCACAAGAGCTAAGTTGTGTTGCAGGATCTTGCGAGATAGTTGATATTGGTGACCTAGCTAGTGTCAAAAACTAGCTGAGTCATGCTAATTATGGTACAATTGTTGACATGGCATCCTCTAATCCAAAGCTAACTGTAATAGAAAAGCAAGGTGACGATGGCATCTATGTTTGGAAGCTTCCTAATGGAAAGTTGGCTGGTGATGGCAATGGTAACATCATGAATATTCCTGCTCGTAATGGTGATATTCAGGCAATGGCTAAAATTACCAAGGCGGCAGCTTATTATGGATTTCCAGATGGTAAGCCAGAGTTTAAAGCAGGCGTAAGAAGAATTACTGATGAAGAACATTCGGAACAGATTGACAGAATGAGCCAGGGGTATATTCCTAGCGAAACAGATCTGGGTGCATGGTATGACGCAGCAAAGGGACTAAGAGCGCATGGAGAATGACGACTACGAGGGTAGAGCAAGAATTGATAATCCTCAATCAAACAAGATATCAAAATTTGATCCATTCAATGCTGGTGTAGAAACAGTAAAATCATATACTGGACTTAATCCTAATTTTAAGCGTCGTATTTCTAGACTAAATAAGGTTTGGACAGGACAAGACGGGGCAAAGTCAAAGCAGCTAATTCCAGATATGGATATTACAACTGCCTATGGACTTTTTGATGTTATTGTTCCACCATACAACCTTGACGAGCTTGCTAATTTTTATGAAACAAATTTTGCTAACCATGCAGCGGTAAATGCCAAGGTATCAAACATTGTTGGCCTTGGATATCATCTAGAACCAACTCCCAATCTTATGGACAGGATTGAAGATGCTGGCAATGATGATCAGAGAATGCGTGCACAAAGAAAAGCTGACAGAGCAAAGGCTATGGTTATGGAATGGCTTGAAGATCTTAATGATGAAGATACTCTGACTCACGTTCTTGAAAAAGCCTTTACTGATTATGAGGCAACTGGAAATGGATATATTGAGGTAGGTAGAACAACTTCTGGAGAAATTGGATATATCGGTCATATTCCTGCAACAACTATTCGCGTTAGAAGAGAACGCGATGGATACATTCAGGTAGTTAATCAAAGAACAGTATTCTTCAGAAATTTCCAAGATGTAAAAACACCCAACAATGTAACAACAGATCCGCGACCAAACGAGCTAATTCATATTAAGAAATATACCCCTCGTAATAGCTATTATGGTGTTCCAGATATCTTGGCTGCTTCTACATCACTAGTTGGTGACACACTTGCTGGTCGCTACAACATTGACTATTTTGAGAATAAGGCAGTGCCACGATACATCGTTACTCTTAAGGGTGCAAAGCTAAGTACAGATGCAGAAGATAAGCTGTTTAGATTTTTGCAGTCTGGACTCAAAGGACAAAGCCACAGAACACTCTACATCCCTCTTCCTGGAGATACAGGAGATAACAAGGTAGAGTTTAATATGGAGCCAATTGAAAATGGCGTACAAGAAGGCTCTTTTGAAAAGTACCGCAAGTCTAATCGTGAAGATATTCTTATGGCTCATCAAACACCAATATCAAAGGTTGGTGGCGGTCAGGGCATGTCTATTGCCGCTGCACTAGCATCGGATCGTACATTTAAGGAACAGGTTGCACGACCAGCACAAAGAACTTTAGAAAAGGTAATAAATAAAATAGTAAAAGAAAAAACAGATATGTTTAACTTTAGACTAAATGAATTTACATTAACAGATGAAAATACACAAAGTCAGATTGATGAAAGATATCTCAAGACTCAGGTTATTGTTCCAAATGAAGTAAGACAAAGAATGGGAATGCCTGTACGAGATGGCGGTCAATCACCAGTTGAACTAACAGCACAACAAAGAGCGGAATCAAGGGCACAAATTACAGGTAACAGACAAAGAGATACAGAACGACAAAATAACGCTACTGACTCCTCCGCAACAGAAACTGGAAGAAATCCAGGAGGAGAAGGCAGAACAACTGCATAAATTTATAAAATTGTGATAAAATACTATAAATATAGTATATAATGGGTTTGAAATGACTATTTTTGAAAAAGCTTATTGGAGCACAGACGGGAATAACATTTCCGTTAGAATGCCCATTCAAAAAGTAGACAAAGAAAGAAGAATTGTTTCAGGCTGGGCTACAACAGATAGCATTGATAAGCAGGGCGACATTGTAAATGCTGACGCATCAGCAAAAGCTTTTGATGCATTCCGTGGAAACGTTCGTGAGCAGCATACCCCACTTGCCGTAGGCAAGGTCGTTTCATTTAAGCAGGATAAATATTTTGACAAAAATACTGATCAGTTTTACAACGGTATTTATGTAGATGTTTATGTTTCAAAAGGCGCAGAAGATACCTGGCATAAAATTAATGAAGGCATTCTTACTGGATTCTCAATTGGTGGAAGCATCAATGACTCAGAAGAAATGTACAACAAGCAAATTGATAAGCCCGTTCGGGTAATTAAAGATTATGATCTTTATGAGCTTTCCCTTGTTGATAATCCAGCAAATCCAGACTCTAATATTATTTCTGTACAAAAGTTTAATGCTACAGAAGAAAAGGTAGAAAAGAACTACCTTGAAAACGTATACTGGTGTCCAACTAGTGACAATGTTATCTTAAGTGATAAGTCAGATTACAGTTGCCCAGAGTGCAGCAAGCACATGACTAATATTGGTTTTGTAGAGAGTAACGATGTAAATAAATCCGAAGTTGTAAAATCTTTGATTACATCATTTGAAAAGGTTTCAGATTCACAATCTGATAAAAATGAGGCGATTGACGAAGACATAGCCAAGTCAATTGCTGACGAAAATATTGAAAAGGAGGGAAATAACGTGGGAATTCTAAATAGAAAGTCTTCAGAAGAGGCTGCTCCAATTGAGAAGTCAGAGGACGCTGCAGTAGAAGCAGAGACTGTTGAAGAACCTGCTGAAGAGACAACAGAAGAAGTTGCAAAGGCAGATGACGCTGCAGAAGATGCTGAGACTGTAGAGAAGTCAGAGGACGCTGTTGAGGACTCTGCCGAAGAAACAGTAGAAAAGGCAGAAGAGACAGAGGAAGCCACAACTGAAGAGGTAGTCGAAAAGTCCACAACTCCTAATGAAGAAGGCAGCACAGATGACTTGGCAAAGGCTGTTAGCGAGATCAAGGATTCTGTTGCAGATTCACTAGGAGATCTAGCTGCAGTAGTTAAGGGCATTGCAGAGCAGGTCGCAGAGATGAAGAAGTCTCTAGACGGCGTACAAGAGGAAGTAACAACTGTAAAAGGCAATGTAGCAGAGTTTGAAGGGCGTGTTGATGCTGTAGAAGCTGACACAGCCGTTCGCAAGTCTGGCGATCTTGGCGGGATCGTGCAGGAAGAAAATACAACTGAAAAGTCGATGTGGGGCGGTCGTTTCCTCAAAGCCGCTGACTTATATCGGTAAATAAATAGGAGGTGAAATAAAAATGTCAGACGAAATCCTAGAGAAGGCAGCTGCAACAGGCGCAGTAGTTTCTGGTGGTATTGGGGGTGTAACAAACCCAGCCGCTGGTGACCTCGGTGTTGTTGGCAGCACAACCGATGATGGCGGTATTCTCAATCCTGAGCAGTCTCGCCAGTTCATCGAATACATTTGGGAGCAGCAGGTACTAGCACAAGATGGTCGCAGAGTAACAATGCGTTCCAACACCGCAGAGCTAGAGAAGCTAAACGTTGGCGAGCGTGTAATCCGTGCAGCAGCACAGGCTGATGCAACTTACACAAACGCTGATGTTGCTTTCACTAAGGTTGAGGTTACCACCAAGAAGATCCGTTTGGATTGGGAGGTTTCAACTGAAGCTCTAGAGGATAACATCGAAGGTGCAGGTCTAGAGGACCACTTGGTTCGCACAATGACCCGTGCATTCGCTAACGATCTAGAGGATCTAGCTATCAACGGAACAGGCTCTGGAACAAATGCGTTCCTTAGCATCATGGAGGGCTTCCACGCAAAGGAGACAGCTGGTGGCAATCAGGCCGCTGCTGTAACCTCAAGTGGTAGCACATGGACAGTACAGGATCTACAGGATATTATTCTTGCAATGCCAAGAAAGTACCGTGGTTCACGTTCAGCCATGAAGTTCTATGCTGGTTCACCAACACTTTCCAGCCTACTCAATCAGCTCGCTCAGACAGGCAACTTCTCTTCAGAGAGAATTGTTGAGCGCATTGTTGATGGTAGTGTTCCACAGATTGTTGGTGCTCCACTACAGTACCGCGTTCTCGGGCTTCCAATCGTTGAGGTTCCATACCTCCCCGATGATTATGTCTCACTCACATTCCCAGAGAATCGTATCTGGGGATTCCAGAGAGATGTTACAGTCCACCGCGAGTTCAAGCCAAAGAAGGACACAGTAGAGTACACAGTATTCGTTCGCTTTGGTGTTCAGATCGAAGAGACAGACGCAGTTGCCTACGGCAGCAAGTAATCTCTTTGTCAAGTAGTTTGGAGGGGAGTCTGAAATATGGCTCCCCTTCAACACTTTTATAGATGATATAATAACAAAGGAGGATTATAATGAGCGATAATATTATTAGAAGTTCTTATGACAAAGCATATGTTTCTAAATCACTTCAAGATAAAAAAGAAGTAGAGGTAGAAGATAAGCCAAAGTCAACAAAGAAGACAACTTCTAAAACAATCACTTCTAAGACTGCTCCAAAAAAGGAAGATCCTAAGCCACAACCAACCGCTGTTTATTCAGAGGGCAAACTAGTTCACCCAGCTCTAGGAAGGCTAGACAAGGGATATAACATTGTTACGCCAGATCAGGCCGATGAATGGATGAAAATTTCTACAAAGGTAAGAATGGCTACACCAGAAGAAGTGGCAATTGCCTACGGGGTATAGTGAATGGAAACTCTTAGACTTCCAGAAACAACAACCGTAGAGGTTTCATTTAGCGTACCAGACGCATCAACACTCTATATTTTGTCATATGATGATTTGACAACTGGAAGCACCTATTCAACTAGTGCCACATCTAATTCTTCTAAAATTGTAACCTTTGGACTTGATGATCGTTACCTTACCTATACTGGAAGTCTTAAAGCAACAGTTTATACTGCTGCTAGTGCATTAGTAATAACCGATGGAATTGATGTTGTTAAACCATATTGCGATATTACAAGCGTAAAAAATAAATTAGGAATTACAACAGCACAGGCAATTCAAGTTGAGAAGGTAGCCAGAAAAATTATTGAGTCTGAAGCAGGAAAGTTTGATTTTCAAAGAAAACAAAAAGAAATATATGGAATGGGACTTGATTACCTACCATTAGATGAAAAAATTCAAAAACTATATTATCTATATGAAAATGGTGTAAAAATTTATGACTATGAAGATGAAGATCTTCAAGAATATAAGATAAGTGTAGATGGAACATCTATTGTTACTTCCGTAACACAAGTAAATAAGATGGAGTATAAATATGTTTGGCGAGATAGATATCTTGACACAGACTTTTTTAGTGGATACGATTATCTTGTAGATGGAGATTTTGGATACATTGTTGTACCAGAAGACATTCAAGAAGCTTGTGAGCTTATTATGCAAGATATTACAAATGACAACATGAGATATATCAACAGATATATCGAAGAGTTTGACAACAATGAGTTTAAGGTTAAGTTTGGCAAGGGAATAACCACGGGTACAGGAAATCTTATTGCAGACAAAATTCTATCGGGATATAAGAATAGAATAATTCCTGGGGTGATTTAATGCTACCCCAAGGCAATCTTAATGGTCTTTTCTACCCCATGACTGCAGATATTTATTATGCTACAAAAAGCCAGAACGATTTTGGAGAACTTCAAAGATCATGGACAATGGATAGAAGCATTAATTGTTCAGCAATTAAAGAAAACCCACAATCTCAAATGAGAACTCAATTAACATCAGAAAAGTTTCTTGAGTATGATGTAAAAATAAATATGCGTACCAATGAAAATATTTATAAGTCTTTAGATGGTACACATTATAGGCCAACAGATATCTTGGTTCGTAATATCAAAGATCCTTTCGGATCAATTGCCTGGACAGAAACTGACACAGAGCCAACAAATTTTGAAATAGATACAATTGAGCCAATGTTTGATGCAGTTCATAATATTATGGGATATAGAATATTGCTACGCAGATCAGATTTGCAGGTGGCTCTATAATGTATACAATTAAGTTTGATGGAAAAGAAGCAATGAAAATGTTAAATAATGTTGTTTCATATTCTAATGGATTTATTAAAGAAACAAAAGCACAAGAAAAAACGGTAGCAAGTAGATTAGCAGATACAAGCATTGATGCATTTTATGATTACCTTGATACACTAGCAAGAACAAATCCAGGAATGCTTCATCATGTTTATGAGTGGGGCGCAGTAGGAGATCCAGACTCAAGACTTGTGGAATTAAAGAAAAGACTTAGTGGAAAATCTGCACAAATAGATTCCGAATTTGTAACATCTTCTAGTATCCCAGAAGGTGGGTCAGAGCCATTTTATGAAAAGGCTGAGATTATGGAGGAAGGTATTCCAATTACAGTTCAGGCTGTTCAGGCAAAGGCTATGTTTATTCAATACAATGGAGATGAGTTTTTTACTGCTGGACCAATTGTAATAGAAAATCCAGGTGGCGAGGGTGTACGGGGATCATTTGTTGCAGCGTTTGAAGAATTTTATAATACTTATTTTGAACAAGTATATTTAAGAGCAATTAGATTTTATCAACATTTTGAGAATCCAAAAGGGTTTGAGTCGAATTTTGGTAGTGCAGTAAAATCTGGCAATGCCGCTGGCATAGGTAGAACAACTGCGCTAAAATGGGTTATGAATATGCCAGGTGGTGAAAATGAGTAATTATCCAGAACTTATAATCAATAAATATGTATGGAAGCAATTTGAATTGGCAAAGCCTGCTATATATTCTAATTACACCTCTGGCCTTATACCATTTTTTCCAATTAGCGATATAAAAGCTGGAGACACGGCATGGGGAACAAAGCCTTATATAGTTTATGATTCCTTTATGAGAGCAAGAACAACAAGAAAATATTTCTATCCAGTAAAAGCTGGTCAAATGATGTATTCCATAAAGGGTGGGGTAGGAGATATATTTGAATGGAGAGACTTTATTTCCAATGTCCTTGATAGAGAAGATGATGGGGCACGGGATATAAATGAGTATGCTGGTGAAACCCTATCAAATACTAGAATATATTTTCATTGTGTAAATACTAGCCAGGTTAATTACGTTGGAAACACCACAGAACAGCAGGGTAAAAATAAACAGTATTCTGCCAACCTCATAATCAAATATGACTATCATATCTCAGATATTTACAATGCTTAAAACATAGGCTATAATGTAATTGAGGAAACGCCCCACGCCAAATTTAACTAATAAGGGGTGAAAAAATATATGGCAACTCTTGGTGATTCAACACAGATCATTGTAGGTGCAGCACAGCTTTTTGTTTCAAGAAGTGGTTCACTAAAGTTTATTGATGGTACAGATCCAGCAGAGTATTCATTCGACGGTGCCGCAGGCGACGATATTCCAGATTTTGTTTCTGGAACAGAGTTTGCTGACACACTAGCAGGAGCTTCCGCTTCCGCTAACTGGCGCAACGTTGGTTACACAATGAATGGTCTAGAGGTTCAGTTCCAGCCAGACTTTGGTGAGGTTCAGGTAGATCAGCTACTTGACGTTGCTCGCCTTTACAAGCAGGGTATGCAGGTTAACATGGTCACAGCTTTTGCTGAAGGTACTCTTGAGAACCTTCTTGTTGCAACAGCAGCACAAGACGCAGACCTAACAGGCTCTGGCTCAAATGAAGAGACACTAGTTCTTCAGTCTGGCGACCTTGGTGAAGTACCACTAGAGCGTGCTATGATCGCTGTAGGCCCAGGCTCAGGTGATCCAGCCGCAATTGGTGCTAACAAGGTAGAGCGTGTTTACGTCGCTCACCGTGCACTTTCAATTGAGAGTGTAACTGCTTCCGCAAAGCGTGATGAGCCTACAATGTTTGAGGTTTCATTCCGTTTGCTACCAGCAGACAACGGTTCCTACGGTAAGATCGTAGACCGCGTTGTTGGTTCCTAATTAAATAAAAATTTAATAACACTTGCCCCGCCCCAAAAAGGCGGGGTTTAGTGTATTTATGATAAAATACCCCTGCTATGCTATAATTTAATTATATTCTAGGAGGAATAAATGGCAACAAGCGTCTACGAAACGGTAGAGGTTGAATTAATTGATGGGACAACAATTACTATGCGTCCCCTCAAAATCTCTCTTCTGCGTGAATTCATGAAAGAATTCCAGAAGATTGGTGATGAAGATATTGCTTCTGACAATATTAAGTCAATGGATCTACTTCTTGATTGTGCTGCTATTGCGATGAAGCAGTACAACGATGAGTATTCAGACAAAACAAAGCTAGAAGATGTTGTAGATCTACCAACGATCTACAAGATTATTGAAGTCGCAGCGGGGATCAAACTTGATGACCCAAACGCACTAGCGGCGGCTCTAGCTGGTCAGAGCTAGATCTCGCCGCAATAGAATCAAAGGTATTTCTTCTGGGGCATTGGAAGGATTACCAAGAACTGGAGGATAACCTGTCAATGCCAGAACTAGTGGCTATTCTTGAAGCAAAACAAGAAGACGATTATCAGAACAAAAAATTTATGGCAGCCCTCCAGGGCGTTGATCTTGATCAGTCTAATGCTAAAAACAAGGGAAGTACCTGGGAAGAAATAAAGGCTAGAGCATTTAGCGGCGGTAAAACAAGTAATCCCAAAGATGTTATGGCACTTAAAGGTAAAAATGCCAAGATGAAGGGTTTTGGAATTGGCCTTGGCCTAGATGCCGTTTCAGTTGACGGTGACGGGCAGGTGACAAAGATTGGCTAATGCTAATGCTCGTATTAATGTTGATATTAATACCAGTGAGGCCGCTGCTGGCCTAAAAAGACTTCAATCACAATTAAATGCATTTAATTCTACCCTAACAAAGGGTTCTGCTGTTCAAGCAACCGCAATGAGAAATGCAAAAGACAATCTCATGGAGCTTGTCAATGCATCTAGATTCTTTACTGCTGAAACAGTAAGAATGCAAACTGCCGCAGGCAAACTTGACAAAACATTGGCAAAAGGTCAAGGAACTCTGGGGCAGTTCTTTAGTGCTAAGTTTCTTAAAAATAGCGCAGCAGCAGCAAGCGCACTATCTTTAGCAGAAACAAGAGCAGCAGCACTTCAAACACAATTTGTTGCTACAGGGGCAGCAGCAAATGGTATGCGAGATGCAATTGCCATTAGACCCCTTCAAGCATTTAATAATGCAGCAACAGTAAGTGCTCAAAAACTTGCAATTCATAGATCAATGCTTAATCAAGCAACTACTTCTATGATTAATTTTGGTAAGAATACACAGTGGACTGGTCGCCAGCTTATGGTTGGTTTTACCGTTCCTCTTACAATTTTTGGTGCTGTTGCAGGAAAGACATTTAGAGAGCTAGAAAAGGAAGCCGTAAACTTTAAAAAGGTATATGGAGATGCCTTTACTCCCCCAGAAGAAATGCAGGCCAACCTTGATGCAGTTAAAGAGCTTGCTAAAGAATATACAAAGTATGGTATCGCCGTAAAAGATACTATTGGTTTGGCTGCAGAGGCAGCCGCAGCAGGCGCACAGAATCAAGAACTGATTGATGCTACAACACAGGCAACCAGACTTGCAACCCTGGGCCAAATGGAACAGAATGAGGCACTAAAGACAACCATTTCTTTGCAGAATGCATTTAAACTTTCTGGTGACGAGCTTGCTAAATCTGTTAACTTCCTTAACATGGTTGAAAACCAAACAGTCGTAACTCTACAAGATCTTTCTGGAGCAATCCCTCGCGTTGCCCCAGTAATTAAAGGTCTTGGTGGAGATGTAGAAGATCTGGCTGCATTCCTTGCTGCAATGCAAGAAGGCGGTGTTAGTGCTGCTCAGGGTGCACAGGCACTCAAGTCTGGTCTTGCTTCATTAATTAACCCTACAGACAAGGCTAAAGAAAAGTTGCAAGGCATGGGCATTTCCTTAGATACAATAATTCAGGCGAACAGAGGCGACCTGATGGGTACTGTACAAGCACTAGCAGATGCCTTTGACACCCTTGATCAATTCAGTAGACAGCAGGCAATTGAAGAAATCTTTGGAAAGTTCCAGTACGCAAGACTAGCAGCACTATTTGATAATATCAATAAAGAGGGAACACAGGCAGCCAGAGTTCTTGAAATGACAGGAATGAGTGCTGGTGAAATGGCGGCATCTGCAGAAAAAGAGCTTAGTGCTATTGAAGAAGCAGTAGGAACTCAGTTTACTGCAGCAATGGAAAAACTACAGTTGGCAATAGCACCTATAGGTGAAATGTTTACTAAGCTTGCTATTCCAGTTATTAATTTCTTGTCAAAGATTGCAGATGCATTTAATAACTTGCCAGATTTTGCTAAGAAGTTTATTGGATTGGCAACAGTTGTTGTTGGCCTCGTAATACCTGCAGGCACAATGTTCTTAGGTTTGTTGGTAAACCTTGTTGGAACACTTACAAAGTTTGGTGCAGTAACTGGTTCAGCATTTAGAGGATTTTTGAGCGGCGGTATTAAGGGTGCATTTGATGCAGTATCACAGTCTGTAAACTATATGTCTCTAGAACAAATTGATGCTGCAACAGCATCTCAACAATTGGCTGGATCTACAGAGGCAGTAAATGCCGCACTACTTGGTCAGGTTGGAGCAAGTGAGGGTGCTCAGGCAGCAGTTATGGAACTTGCTTATGCATATGAAATTTTGACACAACAAATGCGTGAGACAGCCGCGATGAATGAACTTGTGTTTGGTACAAGTGCTGCAGCAATGGGAGCAGCAGGTACAAGAGGTCCAAGGGTTAGAAGAAATCGCGGCGGTACAATTCCAGGTTCAGGAAATACAGACACAGTACCAGCAATGCTCACCCCTGGTGAATTTGTTGTCAATAAGCAGGCAACACAAGATAACCTACCTTTGCTTAGGCAGATAAATGAAAGTGGAAAGGTTCCAGGATACTTTGCTGGTGGAATAGTTGCTAGGCTGCTATCAATGTTTAGAAGAAAGCCTCCAATTAATAATCAGACAATTATGCCAATAGTGTCCAAGGGTAGCCCTTGGCAGCAAGCAGAAGCACGACGACAACAAGGACGGCAAAATCAACAACAAAGATTTTTAGAAAATGATTTTAATCTAAGTGACATATCAGAACCAGCAAAAAGAAGAGCCTGGTCGCTTGCTAATGAGCTTGAAATTACGACTAATGCAGATACGAGAGGTTCCGTAGGATTTCATTCAAAATATAATCAACAATTAAAAGATGGAAATGTTGATGCTAATCCAACAGCAAGACAACTACTAGATGATTTAAATGATGACACATATGATTCTTTTGTTGTATTGAGACAACAAGCACAAACATGGAATTCAAGAAATCCAAATTCTACTGTGAATACAGATACGATTATTAAAAATTTTAAAAGAAGTTTGAGCGGTTTAGAAGAAACTAAAGTTAATGATACCAGAATAAAACTTTTGTACAGGGAGGCAATAGAAGAATCAGGTGTTAATGGTAGAGACTTTCTTGATGCCATTAGAAAACCAGCAGTTATAGATGCAAAAATGACACTTCAAGATCAAGAAATTGGTCTGAGGCAGAAGGAATACTCAGCTAGGAATGTTCAACAAGAGTTTGGCTCAGGTTTTGATAGATCTGAGAATCTAATAAAGGCAGACTTATTGCCAGATGGAAGAATTAGAATATCAAGACATATAAGAAAATTAACCGAGAAACAGAAAAAAGATGGTATAGATACAGAACGAGAAGAAATGGCAATAATTAGTGTCGGTGAAAAACAATACATAAAAGATGGAAGAAATAAGGCTAATATATGGGTAAACGATGATGATGGGCCAGTAAATTTAAGGCTATTAAGAGGAGAGTTGGGTTCTGCCCCAGGAGCAGATTATAGTTATAAGAGTGTGACAGGACCTGGAATAAAAGGTGTTCAATTTGCTCATGCAAATAAAGGAGGGCATATTGTTCCTGGTGTAGGTAACAAAGATACTGTTCCTGCAATGCTTACCCCAGGGGAATTTGTTGTAAATAAAAAAGCTACCCAATCTAACATGGCCCTTCTTAAAGCTATCAATGATGGAACCATTAGAGGTTACGCTGCAGGAGATGTTGTTGGAGATAAGAGAAACGGTTTTTATGCAGAGGGTACAAATGGAATGAAGAGTGGTCCCTTCCCAACAAGAAGAATGGCTAGAAAAGAAGCAAGACAAATAGTAAGAAATCTTGGTATTTCTCGTTCTGGTGGAATGGGAATGATGGGTGGAAGAGCAATGGGCCTATCCATGCTTGGGGGCACGGCAATGATGGGTGGAATGATGATTCCAGGCGTTGCACAAAATCAAGTAGCATCAACTGCAATGATGGGTGGAGGAATGTTGTTGTCAATGGCTCCAATGCTTGCAGGCATGGGGCCAGTTGGACTCGCAATTGCTGGAGTAACAGCAGCGGCAACAGCGGCTGGAGTTGCACTTTATAAGTGGAGAGATGGTGTTGATACCGCTTCTCGTAAAGCTGCAGAATTTGGAGCAAATCTAGGTGCAACTGCAAATGCTTTGAACAATATGGCAGCATTAATGGGACAACAAACGCCTTCACAAAGAAGGGCACAGCTTACATTAAATAAAGAAGATAAAGAAATTCTAAATGAATATGCTCAAGAGTTTCAAAACATGTTTTCTTCAGAAAAGGGACAGGCATTTATTGAAGATCTTAAAAATTCAACCTCTGCAGAAAGATTTAAAAAACTTTCTGATAACTTAAGTTATGCAATAGCAGCGGGAATGCTAGATCAAACAACAGCTCAAGCTTTTGCAAAAGGCATTGCTATAGAAATTGGTGATGCAGTTTTAGGAACTCAAGTAGCAACAAGAATATCTGAACAAGGTCAGGGTCCAGAATCACTAATTAATTTAGCTGAAAAAAGAATATCAAAGTCTTCCGATCTTATGTCAAATGCACTAAATGAAACTACGCTTACACATGAAGAAGCTTCTAAAACAATAGGTGCTGCAACACAAATAATTCAAGACTTTTCTAATGCAGAAGCGTTAGCTAGAGAGCAGTTCGCTGCTGGTGATATAGGGTATGAAGAACTTCAATTAATTATTGAAAAAACAACAAAGGCTCAAAGTGATTATAGCGAGGCAATTCAATTTGCACTAGATAAAACAAATGATTTGGGCGCAACAATGCAAGCAGTTATTGAGCAAGTTTCTTCTGCTGGAATATATACAGAAGATCAGGTTAAAGAATTAGAATCAATAACTGGTCGTTTAAGAAGCGGAGAGCCAGTAACTACAGAAGAAATCCCTCAAGTTGTAGACCAGTATACTGGTCCTGGGATGGAGATGACTGCTGTAACAGTAGAAGAAGTTGGAAGAGAAACTGCAGCTAAAACTGGTCAAGCATCAACAATTGATCAAAATGAACTAATATCTGCAGCACTTGGTTTACAAGGAGAAATAAATTTTGAAGATATGAAGTCCATCTTAGAAGAAATATCTTCAGGTGCTGGCGAATTATTTGATATATATAGTGCTCAAATAGATTTAGGAAAACTTCCTTTTGAAGCACTAAGGTCAACTGCTGCATCAGAAGCAATATCATCACTCATAACATCTGGTAATGAGTCTGATGTTAGAGATATTGCGGTTAATTTTGAATCTTCTGGTGGAGATTTAATTTCATTATTAAGATTAATATCTTCTCTTCCAGAGGACGGGACAGTAAGATATGACTTCCTTATGAATTTTGATCTTTTAACTCCAGAACAACAAAACACAATGCTATCTGACTCAGAAAAATTAGCAAGTATATTTGGTGATAATTTTGCTAACAGTATTCGAGAAAGCAGTAAATATCAAGAAGCTTTAGAACAAGGTACAACTGAAGCAATAGTTTCAGATATGGAAGAAGCAGAAAAAGTATTTGGTAAATATGCAACCTCAATAATTAATTATGCAAATATTACTGATACACCACTTTCAAGATTAACTGGTTATGCAAAAGAAATTTCTAAAATTCCACAAGACTTGCAGTTCAAACTTGGTATAGATATTACTAACAGAGAAGACTTAAAACAATTTGGTCCACTTGCAGATGATATTGCTAATAGTGCCTCTATATTATTAAAACTACCAGAAGAAATAAATGTTAAAGCTTTTATTGAAGCTAATACAAATAAAAATGGTGAATTAGCAAGCCCAGAAGAGTTGGCAAATGAAGTAATAAAAATAAGAAAAGCAATGGCTGATTTAGATTCAACAAAACCAGAAATTGTTAAAAAGGCTGCAGTTCAAATAATGGTTCAAGAAGGAATGACTCAAACCGATGCTAACACAGCTTTTGGTAAATTACTTGCAAGAATGAAAGATTTTAACGATTTTAAGGTAGAAGACAAAGTTATTGTAATTCAAGCATATGTTGAACTTGAGCAAGCAATTGAAGCACTATCAGCACTTGAAGAATCTATGGCAGAATTTGGAGGCGTAGGTGGTGGAGGAGCACTTGATAGAAAAGCTAATCAATTAGCAAAAGAGAGGGTTAGGAATGCAATACAAATCTTAGAAGCTGCACAACAAACTTCTAGGATAAATCTAGCAGATAGTGGAACAAGAACAGGACCTGGCGGTAATGGACAAAAAGAAAAAACTCTTTTCCAACAACTTAAAGAACAAGCTCAAGCATCACAAAAAATGCTTGCAGGAATGTCTAAATTAGGTAATCAAAGAGGGTTTAAGAAATTCATTTCTGGACCCTTTGCCCCAGAATTTCTTGAATATCTTAGATCACAAGGAGAAAAAGGTCTTAAACTAATTAGGGGCGGTCTTGATAAAGTCAAGGGGGCATATGCTAATTTTGTAGCAGATCGGTCTGCACAACTTGCTGCAGAAGCAATGGCTCTTCCATTTACTCTCGCAAATCAGTTGCAGAATCAAAGAGAGGATCTAGACTATAGGAAGTCTCTTGTTGCAGAGGGAAGGTCTATAGAAGAAGTAGAAATAATAGCTGAACAAACAAAGGCATATAGAGATCAAATTCAAATAAACAAAGACATTATTAGACAAGAAAGACAAAAGAAAAAGTCAGAAAGAAATACAGGAAGAATTAAACAGCTTAGAGAAGAAAACTCTTTGTTACAAAAGGCAACTAATTCAGTTGAAAAATTTGCAAAAGAACAATTAGATTTAAATGAAGAGTCTGATCAGTTTACCAAGTTTAATACAGAGCTTGGAAGTCTGGACGATCAAGTCAAGGCTGCTAATTATGCTTTAGAATTAATGTCTGAAGGAATTGCGCCATCAGCGGCAGTTGCTATATCTCAAATTGCTGGAGCAGCAAACTACTCAACAGAAGAATTAAGTAAGTTTGTTGGTCTATTTGAAGAATTAGAAATACTTACACTTGCTATGCAAGATCCAGCACAATTAAGACTACAGCAACTTCAAGGACAAGAAAATATTAATCGACTTAAATATGAAATTGAGCTTCTTGAAAATATAAATAAGAATGAAACAATGTCTGCCCTTTATGCTGAAGAAAAGGTAGACAACCATGAAGACCTGCTTGAGGTTTATGAAAGAGAAAACGAACTAAAATCTAGAGAAATAGAGCTAAGACAAAGGGCACTTGAGCCAATTGATGAAGAAATAACCAGGCTTGAAGAACAAAAAGAAACTATTCAAGAAACATATGATAACCAGATAGAAGCACTTGATGAAATTTTTGAAAAAGAAGAAAAGATAATTGCTCTAAAAGAAAAGAGCCTAGACGTTGCCGATGCACTATCTAGTGGTGATATTGCTGCTGCTGCAAGAGCACAGATGCAGCTTCAATCGGAGCTTGCTGCACAAAGAAGAGAAGATCAAAGATCCATGCTTGAGTTGAAAAAACAAAAAGAGATTGAAAACATTGACGACAAGATTAATAAAGCCAAGGATAGAAGGAAGGTCATTGAAGAAGATATCAAGAGACTGCAACTTGAGCAAAGAGATATTCAAGATCAGATTTACAATACTCAGTTTTTTATTAATGAAGAGGCTGCAAGACTTGAAGATAAATATAAGCTTGGTAATAATCAACTAGCTATGCTTAGAGCAGAGCTTGAACTTGCTGAAGTAGATCAAAGAAAATTGAATGCTGCAATTGATGAACAAAATGAAAGATTAGCAGCTGCTAACAGAATTAAACAGCAGAATGCTACGTCATATTCTGCACCAGCACCAGCACCAGCACCAGCAGCACCAGTTCCTGGAGTAACAACGCCTGGAACACTACAACAAGCTAACATTGCCGCAGGAAAACCTGTTACAGTAGCAGATACAAAGGCTCAAACATGGTATGAAACAAAAACTCCTGCAGACTCAGTTATTCAAAGCGTTGTAAATCGTGCAGCACAAGGAGATACGTCAGGATTTAGGGCAAGAGAGTGGGCTATTATTGCTAATAATATTGGTAGAGCAGCAACTGTTATGTATGGTGGGAAAATCAAGCAACTTATGTTTGGTGGATCTGTTAATTATAGAGGTTCTAGAGAAACACCCCCAGGATTTATGTATGGTGGAAAAATGAAGAAGTTCGCTTCTGGATCATGGGTTCCTGGAAATGGAATGCTTGATAGTGTTCCTGCCATGCTAACTCCTGGAGAATTTGTAGTTCGTAAGCCAGTAGCAGAGACATATGGAAACTTTCTTCAATCTCTTAATGGTCAAGTATTCCCAAGAGTTAATTTTAGACAGCCAATGCCCAATGGTAGTGCATCAGAATCTGGATCAATGTATAATTATAATGTAAATGTAACACTAAATGGCTCAGATATGAATCCAGATGATGTTGCAAATGCTGTAATGAAGAAGATTAAGATGACTGAAAATACTAGACTAAGAGGATACAATACCCGTGGCTGATAGTGTATATATGGCTGGCAGGTCTAAATATGCAAGACCACAAGCCATTGTCTGGGCAGATGCATATGAAACTAGCAATGCTAAATATGTACCATCTGGGACAGAATTTGATGACTTCTTAATCCTTTCCGATCATAATCGTTCTGAAATATCTATTCAAAAACAAAGAATAGAAAATAGAAGAAGAATGATTAATGGAACAATGCGCTCATATCATATTGCAGATAAGAAAACATATTCATGGTCCTGGGAAATGTTTCCATCCCGTGCATTTTCAAATTCTCCTGTATTCTCTGCTAGTGGTCAATTGACAAATAGCGTAGAGGATTATGTTGTTGATCTTGCAGCAGGCGGGGTAGACCTAGTTGATTGGTATGAAAACCATCAAGGTTCATTCTATATGCTTCTTGCCTATGACAAATATAACGAATTTAATGTATTGCCATACCAACATCTTAATGAATATAACGAAGTTGTTCAAGTATACTTTGCCTCATGTGAAAGCTCTATAATAAAAAGAGGCGGAACAAATCACGATCTTTGGAACATATCAGTAACGCTTGAGGAGGTATAATGTTTTATGATGAAGACCTCCTAGATGCAATAGAAAATAACAACACGCTAAAAATTTCTTCTTTTATTCTTGCAGAGTTTAATCTAAATGATCTAGAAAATATTTCTAGAATAGGGAACTATAGATACAGACCTTTTGGTAATGATGGTCAATTCTTAGAGCCAATATCTACATATGATAAGTTTGACTTTGGAAACTACTATACAGAAGCAGACATTTCTTATAAAGAATATTCAGACACAGATGATGAAAATACATTTAAAGTTGTAGATAAAAGTAAAGACTTGTATTATTCTTTAGGAGATTGTTTTTTACCATTTAGACCAAGATCAGGAATTAATAAATTAAGATTTATCAATGGCAAGTTTTTTGATAACGTAAGGTCTGCAGAGCGTCCAAGATATTATATGCCTTCAAGGTCAGATTACTTTAAATATTGGACCTCATATAGGAATGAGGATGGTGTAGAAAGAGGAATATCTTCTCCATCACAACCAGTTATTGCGGGTTATGCTATGACAGATGCATGTCCATTTATTGTTTACAAAGAAGCAATTAACTTTAACAGGCTTGTTATCAAAATGCAAACAAATGTTGGATCGGTAAATCTTGGATCTATTAGACTTTCAAATGATACGGTTATATCTGATCCACTTTATAATTATTCAAATGCTACGGTACCAGCATCATGGAAGATACAATCTCTTGATGAAAAAAATAATTGGATTGACATTATTGAATTCAATGAAAATACGAGAAGGTCTGACGGAAGTCCAATAGTTCCAAAAGATGGACACGTTGAAATTTTTTATGGAATAAAAGTTCCAAAAGAATATATAGGGGTTTTTAGGTTTATTGACTACTCAGTAGAAACTTTACTGCCAAATATTGGTAATATTTTCGGAGATGCATATGTTGTCAATGATGATAATTTGCCAAATGGTAAATTAAAAATTTGGAATGGTTCAGATTGGGACGACTTTTTATTAGAGTATGGATGGTCATTATATGAAGAAGATGTTATAGAAAAAAATGGAACAATATCAAAGCCAGTTAATCCATACTTTTATGAGTTGAATGGTAAAAAAACATATAGAGAGTTTGATAGAACTAATGGCATAAGAATAGTTGTAAAAACAATGAATGCCCCATCAGCACCACTTGATATTATTGAGGTATCTCCAAGGCTGCTTGTCAATATGTCAGACTATGTGGAATCGTTTGATATAGCAAAGTCCCTCTCCGCTGATGAAAATGGCCTTCCAGTTGGATACCTAACTGTTTCAAACGGAAACGTTAACATTGTCAACTTTGACAATATATTAACTGAGTCGAATACTTTTGATGGCGAATTTGGAAGTATTGTAGCTGATTATGCAAGGCAAAATACAAAGTTTGTTTTTTATGAAACAATACTTGATGTTAATGGTTCGGATAAATATATTCCAATAAAAACTTTATATGCAGAAATTTTCCCCAGACCTTCTGGGGGAGATTCAGTAATATCTGTCCCATTAAGAGACTTATTTTTTAAACTAGAGACAACCAATGCCCCAAGCCTCCTAAGCCAAGAAACTACACTGACATATGCAGTAGCAACCGTTCTTGATTACATAGGGTTTAGTAATTACTTATTTAAAAATATTACAGAAGAAAACGATCCAATTCTTCCATTCTTTTTTATTGAGCCAAACATAAGTGTTGCTGAAATTTTACAAAGGCTAGCGCAGGCAACTCAAACAGCAATGTTTTTTGATGAATATAATAATTTTATTGTAATGTCAAAAGAATATCTTTTCCCATCAGAGACAGATCGTGAAATAGATTTCGTTCTTTCTGGAAATAATTCACCATTAGCAAATATTGAATCAATAGATAGTTCAGAAACAAAAATAATTAATGACGGAAGAATTGACTATACGATTAGATATATACAACGCTCAGTATCTACATTAAAATCTTCATTTTTACTAGATGAAGAAAGAACTTACAAGTATAAGCCAGTCCTTTTGTGGGAAGTAAGTGCAACAGAACAAACAAAAACTGTAAATGAAGCCTCAAAAGATTCCTCTGGTTACACTCTGGGAGCTATGGCACTAAATAATGACTTGTCTATTAATCCTCCATCTGTTGTAAATAGAGAAATGGTGAACAATGTTATTGATGTAGGAGAAAGCATTTATTGGATTCCAAGATTCCAGGGTTACCTATATGCAAATGGTGAAATAATTAGATTTGATGCTGTAGAATTTGCAGTACCTGGAACAGAAACTCCAACAGTTTGGATATCGAATAATCAAGAATATCAAAAATATTTTTCTTCTTTGCCATTTAATGGGAAAATATACCCTACTGGAAGGATAAGAATATTCTCTGAACCATATTATGAAACAATAAATGGAACAACATTTTTAAAAAATGGAGAAGTCCGTATACACGGTCGCGGTCAGTTTGGTACAGAAATAACAAATCATTCTGCAGGTCTTCCAGAATATTGGTCAAACAATACAAATACATATGGAGTAAGAACAGCGTCTGAATACCTTTTTACTACAACTCCCACAGAAAATATTTCATATCCAGAAATAAGCTCAACAAAAAGAGTAGAATCTGATGCTGTAAACGAAATTGCAAGAAAGTCAAAAAGAAACGGAATAATTAAAAACTTTATGTCTTCAAAAACATTTGTTGATGGCCTTGTTAACGATTTAAGAACCACAGAATCAGGAACATTACAATCCTCTGCTTTAGTATTTAAAGGCCCAGCACCTGAACAATCAATTCCTAACCATAGGGACTTAATTTCTTACATCTATAAAGATTTATCATCTAATTTTTCATTTAGAAGTTTTGGAACAAGAATGAGAATTATTGGGGAGCCAGATTTTAATTACGGTCAGATTGCAAATGGTTCTAGTAATTATTTTTCTATTCAATCTTTAGATATGCAAGATAGTACAAGCGTCAGTGGTGGATCTGGCGGTATGGGAATTATGGTAGATACTGATAGTGGTAGTGGATATTATTTTGAAATAGTTGCTCTTACAGAAAGAAATTTAGAAAAACATTATACTTTCGATGCAGATGGAAATGAATCATCTGTTATTCATAATATATTATTTTACAAGATAAATAAAAATGCATCAAGTGAATCATCTCTAAATGGTAAAGCAATTCCAACAAAACTTTGGGGTGGTCTATCAACTATAACGGTTGATAGTGGCTTATTTGTAGGTCAGGATAGGCTTGCAATAACAGAAAATTCTACTGTATATGATTTAAATATAGAATATGAAATTTTGAGCGGTGGAGCATTAAGATTTTACTTATATATAAATAATATTCTTATTAAGGTTGTTGACGACTCAGACCCTTTGCCAATAAAAACAAACACCTGCCTGTTTGTAAGATCAAGTTCTGAATGCATGTTTGAAAACATTTATGCAATTGATGACTTAGTTGCTAAAAATTCCAACGACAATATTATTCCAGACACTAGTATTTTTGATAACAATGGTATTAGAACAAATGAATTTTTAAAAAAGTACGCAATGTCTGGCATTATTCAGTCAACATATTTAAGCAATATAGGTCCAGACACCAATACAAAGTATCGTGCCTACTTTGAAGAGTTTGGCACAATTATGCGGGAATGTGCACACTTTAATATTAAATATGACCAAGCTTTTCCATCTTTTTATTCAGTTATTGCAAAAACATTTATAAATGACCGTGGCTACACAGTGTCTGGATTTTATGGTGGATCTTATGAGGCAGAGTTTCTTGTATTCAATGCAGCAGACAAGGCATTAGTTCTTGATGAAACTACGGGAAATTATTTAAGAATTTTAGGAGTTACTTTTACACAAAATACAAGTCAGAGTCTTACAGTAGACGACTACTTTAATAAAATATCAAACTTCTCTGACCCACAATATCAGGGTAATGAAATAGTTTCTCCACAAATTAATTTAGAAAAATATAATCAAATAAAGTCTAGTAGATCTAAATATGGAAACAAAGAATTCTCATTAGACTCTATGTATATTCAATCTCAAGATTTTGCTGAAAATATTATGGGATGGATAATAGATAAAACTATGAGGCCAAGAAGAGAAGCAACTATTAGAACTTTTCCAATGCCGCACCTCCAGCTTGGAGATATTGTTACAATAGATTATACACTGCCAGACGGTGTAGAATATGTTGATTCATCAACTAGATTTTATATTAATGACATAGTTTATTCAAAAATGTTGGGAGAGATTACACAAACACTTAAGGTGGTAGAGATATAATGGCAGCTATAAAATTACCAACGAGGGATATAGTAAATATTGAGACTCAGGTATTATCTGACTTGTCTGAAATAGAAAAATATATTTTTCAGGACATTGCTGGAACACAATTAATTAATCTTGTTAGACATGACACCATCAGCGGCGTTGATGTTGTATATTCGGTAATATCAGATCTAACAAAGGTAAATATTGATTTTGATCCATCATTACTTCTTATAAATAAGGCACAATATCAGTCTATCTTTAATCAATATTCAATTAAACTGGTAAATAAAATTCCAGAAGAAACATATTATGATGAAAATCAAGAGCTTCCAGAAAACAACCTCTTGACCAATGCTTATTATGATGGGGAAAATTTAATTTTGGAATTTAATAATGTTAAAACCACTGAACTTGTTCAAGTAGAGGTTGAGACAGATGGTAAAATAAATAGAGTGAGAGAAAATGATTACTTCTAAAGGCAACCAAATTATAACTAAGTACCTACTTGGCGAGTCGCCAGAATATGCTGCATATATTTCTGTAGGCGTTGGAGCAAAACCTTTGTCAACAGGCGAGGTAGACAACTCTCCAATAACTAAAAAATCTATGGATTTTGAGGCGTTTAGAATTCCTGTACTATCTCGCGGCCTTGTAAATGACAATATTGTTTTAGATATAGGTTCCTGGTCTGTAACAGACAACTCTGTAACTATAGAAACTCCATCGTTACATGGAACAAAAGTTGGAGATGAAATATTTGTAGAGTTTTCTAGTCTTTCAAATGATTCAAAAGAGGGTAATTTTATTGTTGCTTCTACAACATCTAATACTATAACTTATGAGCAAACAATTAGTGCATCTAATTGGTATTCAAGTGCATCAGCATCAGATACAGCCACAGTTTCATATAACAGAGAAAGAATTGTTTTTAAAGCTGAACTTCCAACAGATCAAAGATATGAAATGAGTGAAATTGCCCTGTATCCCGCAGCCAATAATTCATTGGCACTTAACTATGATAGCCGTGTAGTATCTGGATTTTTGACAACAGAGGGGTGGACATATCATAATGTTTCACCAAGCTTGATTGAGAGCGATAACACTATTCCTTTTACAACAACTAGTATTGCAAGTGCGTCGGGAGTAGTTAGTTCAGCAACCTTTATTGATCCAGCAACATCTTTGTCTGCATGTGCTATGTTTGTCAATTCTGACAATGAAGCATTTACTTTCTTCGAAAGAAAAGAAAAGTATGAAAATCCAAGATTTTACAATAGATGTTTGATGATTCCTGGGGATATGACAAGCTTTCTTAATGACGACATGGAACTAGTAGGAAAACAAAAATATATATTTACAAACTCTTTGAAACTTAATTTGAGTCAAAATTCTCCAAATGACTATATCAAGTTTGCATTTAGTGTAATATCTCAAGAACTGTCTCCTTTGTCTGCTCCTAGCAAGGTGAGACTAAGAATAGAATTTCTTGATAGCCTTAGTGCTCAAAAAGCGATAACAACTAGCCTACTTACATCTTCAGATTTCTCCGATGGAAGATATATAATTTTATCTAAACAGAAAAAAGATTTTGACCTTGGAAACAACTTTAGCTGGTCAAGAGTCGATGGTATAGTCATATATGCACAGACATTAGATGGATCTGGAAACTATGATGGATCTTATATAGCATTTGACGGTATAAGAATTGACAATGAAAATACAGAAAATCCGTTGTACGGCATGGTTGCTTACTCTAAATTAAGAAATAATTTTGATGATGGTCAAACAATTTTAAAGGTAGAAAATTCACAAGGATACATAGAATACCGTTTTGGAGTCAATATAGCATAATGGCTAAAATAATTATTCCAAAGAGTGCTTTGCCAACTGTTTCTGATGAACTAACAAATAAGTTTAGATATAGAATTATTAATAAAAACAGAAACCTTTATTCTCAATGGTCTGTAATTGGAGAAATAAAAAGGGCATTAGATCAAGCAGACTTTAATACAAATACAACATCATATTCTATTGATTCAAGCATATCTAATAGAATTGATGGAACATGGTATACGGCAGATATTAATCAAGAATTTGATATATATGTTAGATACAAGTTGTCATACTTTAGTGTAGTATATGGAACATTTTATTTTCACGAACCATTGTCGTTTTTGGGTAGAAAAAATACAAATTATGTTTCAATAAATCCATTACCATTAAGTAATAGAATATCAATATACTCCTTTGGAAACTACTCTGCACAAATAATGGTAAAGCTACCAGAATATCCAAGAATAGAATCTTTATCAGTAAATGTAGATCAATTTGATAGGAAAGTAAACTATTTAAGATATTGGCTTCAAAGAGATGTGCCATTTTCAGCAGGAGACTATGTAAATATTACATTAAACAACAATAACGCAGTCACCCCATTTGAAGATAATTCATTGTTTGCTGGAATTAAGAGGGTATATAGTGTAGGAGATGATGGAGATAATAGTTTTAAGGTGGAGTCTACTGGCCCTGATATATCTCTCAGGTCGGCATTAGATCTAGGAGCAGCTAATCCCAATACTGTGGCTAAAATAAATGGTCAGATACAATTTGTAACAGATGATATAGTCTTTACCTAATGATATAATTTACTAAGGAGAAAATATGGGAATCTTATCTACGCCCAACAGGGGCCAGCCGCTTGACGTTGATTATATAGCTCAAATAGCTACACAAGTTAATCAGCTTACCACCCTTGTTGGTGATAGATCATCATCATTTTCTTCTGTCAACGATGTAAGTGTTAAAACATCAGACATGAAATTTTTTGCTAAGACAGTAAACGTTTTTGCTAGTACAAATAAAACTGATGGCGACGTAGTAGACTATACTGTTTCATATCCACCATTTAATGGAAATCCAATCGTAACTGCAACGATTGTTTCTGGTGCTTCATCAACAATTGGCGACGATGCAACGGTAGTTATGAAAAATATTTCAAGCTCAAGTTGTACATTTAGGATAACTTTTAATGCTGGTGGAAACCTAGATATTTTTGTTAACATTATTGCAATAGGTTTCCCAGTTCTATCATAATTTTTATGGTAGAATTGTCTAAATTTTAAACAAGGAATATTATGTGCTGCAAAAGATGTAAAGGAAAAATGTTTGTAGATAGAGTTCATTCTGCATATAATCATTTGGAAATTTTTTGCATAAATTGTGGTTATAGAAAAATATATCACCCCCCATCAAAGTTTGGAAATTTTGCATTATGGCTAGAAAAAAAAGAAAAAGAGACAGCCAAACAGGTGAATGGCAGGTAGCTCCAGCAAGAACCATCTTTTTCATAGACGGTATATTAGTAAGGTTATTAAACACAAATAGAGGTGCGAATATCGTAAACCTGTTTGACTTGATTAATCAAAAAGAAGTATCTATGCTTTTATCAGATTTTAAAAGGCATAAAAAAAGAGCCTATACTTTGGCAGATACAGCAAGACTTTTAAATCGTGGTCCAGCACAAATATATAGATATATAAACGAGGGATTAATTGATCCGCCAACTGGAACCCAGCCAGGTGGGGAAAGGATGTTTACTAAACTATCTTATTATTCAGAGGACGACATATTTAAAATTAGAGAGGTTATGTCAACAATTCATAGGGGTAGACCAAGAAAAGATGGGAAAATATCCAACAGCGTATTGACTGAGCAAGAATTGCGTGCTAAGATGGGTGATGCCTTGATGTTATATACAAGGACAAAGGATGGGGATTTTGTCCCTGTTTGGTCAGAACAAACATATTAGGAGAAAAAATGTCAGAAAAAACAGAGGTTACTGTAAACCTTGGATACACGCTCAATCTTGGAAATTTTCAGAGTCTGAGGGTAGATCTCGGATGTACTGACTATGTTCGTCAAGATGAAGATGTAGATACCGCAATGAATCGCGTTTATGACTTTGTAGAGGGCAAAGTTATGAGTAGGATTGAGGAAGCTAAGCGGGAAATGGATTAATGGTTGATAAGAAGCAAAGATACTCTCTTATAAGCTATTTTAAAAAAGTAGCAAAGGAAAACAATGCTCCCTTACAACCGATTAATATTCATTCTCAGCAATGGGCTGCAGAAGCACTTATAGAATCATATGGATATCAGGAGTGTAAGGATTTAGTAGATTATTATTTTGTTGTCTCAGCCTCACCAGACTGGACATGGTTTGCGTACAACTCTGATAGGCTGCTACAATCTAAGACATTAGAAGATGATGATCGGATACTAAGAGAACGTTTACGAAAAGGTGCTAAGGAATGGTTGGAGACTTAATGGATGACCTAGAGGCAAAAGTATTATCTGCAGTCCTTGAAGACAAGCAAATTCATGTTTTATTGCAAGCAAATCCAGATTCATTATTCAGAACACATGGAGATGTTTGGGAATTTATCAGGACATACTATGAGAAGAATATGTCTGTTCCTCCGTCATCTATTGTTGTAGAAAAGTTTAGAGACTTTGAGCCAGTAAAAGATGTGGGTGCTACCAAGCACCATGTAGACGAACTAAGAACAAACTTCCTTGACGGTAAAATTAGGGAGTTGCTAAAAACTAGTGCATCACAGCTCCAGGAAAACAAGGTTCAAGATGCTCTTAATACCCTTATTTCTCAAAGTTCTGACCTTAAGCGTGGCTCTGCAGAGGTTCGTGATATTGACGTTGTAGATGTAGATGATGCTGTAGCATACTTCAAACACATTGAAGAACTAAATAGGCTTGGTGCTCATGGCATTAAAACAGGTCTGGCAGGATTTGATAACTACCTACCTTCTGGAATTATGCCAGGGCAGTTTGGAATTCTTCTTGCTTATCCTGCTATTGGTAAGTCGTGGCTTGCATTGTATCTTGCTGTGCAGGCATGGAAGAATGGCAAAAAGCCACTCTTTGTATCTCTAGAGATGACAGAGAGCGAGGTTCGTAATCGTGCCTATACTATTATGGCAGGGGGTCAGTTCTCTCATCGTAAGATTAGTGCTGGAGAAATTGATATTGAAGAGTTTCAGCGTTGGGGTAATAAATATTTAAATAATATGCCCTCCTTTCAGATTGTTTCTAATGATGGATTGGGCGAGGTAACTCCAGCAGTTTTGCGGGGCAAAATAGACCAATACTCACCAGACATAGTGTTTGTTGACTATATTCAGCTTATGCAGTCTAATACGCCAACGGATAATGAGGTAGTAAAGATTAAGAACATTAGTCGTGAATTAAAAATTCTTGCTATATCGGAGCAGACTCCTATTATTGCAATTGCTTCTGCAACACCTGATGATGCAAAGAATATGAATACTGTTCCAACTTTGGGTCAGGTTTCATGGTCAAAGCAGTTGGCTTATGATGCCGATTGGGTTTTGGCACTTGGCCGTGAAGCGTCCTCTGATATTCTTGAGGCTTGCTTTAGAAAAAATAGACACGGCTACCTTGGAGAGTTTTTAGTACAGGTAGACTTTGACAAGGGCAGATTCTTATACAAAGATTTTGAGGACCAATAAAGTCCAGTATAATTATCCTATGACAATTGTACACAAAGGGATTAAAAGGTTCGAACTAGAAGGACAAATCTATGATGAATCTTCTATTCCCCGAATAAAAAATGAACATATATTCATGCTAACAATGATGATGAAAACGAAAGGTTATTTGATTAGATATGATATTGACCCTGACTTTACCATCATGTACAATGGAAAATCATTCGACTTTAAGTTATCGGTATACGGAGTATTTGTAGGAAAGAAGAGGGCGCAATGGTTCGATGGGGTGGACAAAAACAAGCTAATATCGAATTCTACTCAGAAGAGCAAGTCAGAAGAACACTCCTGGCCTGCGGCATAGATATTGTCCAAGAGATTGAGTCAGACTTTATAATTTACTGCCCATATCATAACAACCATAGAACACCAGCAGCAGAAGTATCTAAAACATCAGGAGATTTCTATTGCTTTGGATGCCATGAGTCACGCGATTTAGTTCAGCTCGTAATGTTCTGCTCAAAAAGAAATTACTTTGAGGCAATGCGTCTTATTTATTCCAAGAAAGCAGAAGACAATATAGAGGTTGACTTGCTTAAGATATTAGACAAAAAGCCAGAATATCCAGAGTTTGATGAAGGAGTCGTATTAAGGCTAAATGATGCTGCTCTTGTGTCTTATAGGGCAGCAGGTTATCTAAAGGGCAGAGGCATTACTAAAGATAGCGTAGAAAAATATAAGATAGGATATTCAGAAAAGCAGGATATGATTACCATTCCCATCTACTCGCCTGATAGTATTTGTGTAGGAATGGTAGGTAGGTCTGTAGAGGGCAAGGAGTTCAAGAATACCCCAGGACTCCCACGATCTAAAACTATGTTCAATATCCAAAGAAACAAAGCTGCCAACAAGATATTCCTGGTAGAATCATCCTTTGATGCTATCCGCATTGAACAAGTGGGCGGTAAGGCATTGGCGACACTAGGATCAAATATTTCTAATAAGCAAAAGGACTTGCTAAAAAAGTATTTTACTAGTATAATCGTAGTGTCAGACAACGACGACGCAGGAAGGGATATGAAAGAAAAGTTATCAATGTCCCTTGGTAGCATAGTAATACAGGGCGATCTACCTGATACTGTTAAAGACGTTTCTGACTTGGATGACGAACAACTAAAAACATTTATAAATACATTTGATAACGAGATACATTACATATTACAATAGGAGAGATGATATATGGGAATTATTAAGGGGCTAAAGAACATTGAAGCTGTTCTAGATAAGCCAAAGACGGGCGGAACAGAAAGCAAAGTACGATGGCTAAGAATGGAAGATGGTCAAAGCACAAAGATTCGCTTTGTCAATGAGATTGATGAAGACTCTAAGTTTTATAACGAAGACCGTGGTTTAGCAATTGTTGTAAGCGAACATACTAATCCAAAGGACTATAAGCGTAAGGCTGTATGCAGTCTAGAAGATGAGGGCCGTTGCTTTGGATGCGAAATGCATCGTAAGGATATGAAGGCTGGATGGAGGCCAAGGCTACGCTTTTATACCAATGTTATTGTTGATGATGGAATTGAAGACCCATACGTCGCAGTATGGAGCATGGGTGTTGCAAAGTCTGCAACATTTTCTACTATTCGTGAATATGCAATGGATGCAGAGGGCATCACAAATATGACATGGAAGCTTAAAAGAAATGGTATGGGCACAGAGACAAATTATACTCTCATTCCAGGCGCACCAGACATAGAAGAGTTTGACTGGTCTGGAATTGAGGCATATGCATTAGAGTCTGCGATTAGACAGGTTCCTTATGTTGATCAAGAGTCTTTCTACCTTGGATTTGACAATCCAGCAACATCAACTACGGTTGATTGGTAAGCCTTGAATTACGCACCACTTCACGTTCATTCGCATTATAGTCTTATGGACGGGGTTGCAACCCCAGAGGAGTATGCTAAGCGTGCTGCTTCTCTGGGGATGCCAGCCCTAGCCATTACAGACCACGGTGTTCTTTCTGGTCATAGGCCAATGTACAGGGCTGCAAAAGAGCAGGGAGTCAAGCCCATTCTTGGTGTAGAGGGATACATTACTGCTGATCGTTTTGATAAGCGTGATAAGACAGAAAGAACAACACCACTAGACCTTATTTACAATCACATCGTAATCCTTGCTAAAGATCCACAGGGACTACAGAATCTTAATACTCTCAATGAGATTGGTTGGACAGAGGGATTTTACAAGAAGCCACGAATTGATTTTGAGGTTCTTGATAAGTATGGTGACGGTCTTATTGTTTCCTCTGCCTGCATGTCAGGCCTTATCAATAAGGCTATTGAAGTAGATGATTATGCTGTTGCCAAGAATCATATCAAGTGGTTTATGGATCGCTTTGGCGATGACTTTTATGTAGAACTTATGCCACACAACGTTGCTGGTATGAACACAGAGCTTTATAATCTTGCTAATGAAATGGGTGCTAAGTGCATCGTTACCCCTGACTGTCATCATTGTACGACAGATCAAAAGGTAATTCAAGAAATTATGCTTGCACTCAACACACATGCCAAGATACAAAAAGACGTTAGTTATGAGAAGTCTGCCAAGATACCTGACTTGATGAAGCGTCTTGACTATCTTTATGGTGAAGATCGTCCTATGTCATTCCGTAGTTTTGATATCCATCTCCTTTCATATGAAGAGATGCGAGAGGGTATGGAGAAAGAGCAGAAGTTTGATGATAGCATTTATTCTAACACCCTTGAGATTGCAGAGAAGGTTGAAGACTATAAGCTAAAGAGTAACCTTAATCTTCTTCCAATCAAGGTAAAGAATCCAGAAGATGAGTTGAGAAATCTTGTCATAGATGGCCTTAAGTCTAGGGGGCTAGACAAAGATGAAGAATATCTAGCCAGGGTAGACGAAGAACTATCTATCATTAATGACAAAGAGTTTGCACCCTACTTCCTTGTTGTTAGCAATATGATCTCATGGTCTAAGGAACAAGGTATTATGGTTGGGCCAGGACGAGGATCTGCTGCAGGCTCTCTCGTCTGTTATGCACTAGGTATTACAGAAGTAGACCCAATTAAGTATGGACTTTTGTTCTTCCGATTTATTAATCCTGAGCGAAATGACTTTCCAGATATTGATACTGATATCCAGGATAGCCGTCGTGAAGAGGTTAAGGAATACCTAGAGAAAGAATACAAGAATGTAGCCTCTATTACTACCTTCCTGATGTTTAAGGACAAGGGCGTTGTGCGTGACGTTGCTAGGGCACTTCATGTTCCTTTGCCAGATGTGAATAAGGCACTCAAGCTTGTTGACACATGGGAAGATTTTATTAGTTCTAATTCAACAGAATGGTTTAGAGAAAAGTATCCAGATGTTCAGATATACGCAGAGCAATTGCGTGGTCGTATTCGTGGTACAGGGGTCCATGCTGCAGGAGTTGTAACTGCAAAGGATGCTATTCATAAGTACGCTCCAATGGAAACTAGAACTGTAACGGGTACTAAGACTCGTATTCCTGTTGTTGCTGTAGATATGGATGAAGCAGCAGACATTGGCCTGATTAAGATTGATGCCCTTGGGCTAAAGACTCTTACTGTTATTCAAGATACTCTAAGGACTATCAAGGAAAGAAACGGTATAGACATTGATCTTAATACTATTGATCTAAAAGATAGAGAAGTATATCGAATGCTTTCTGAGGGAAATACCAAGGGAGTGTTTCAATGTGAAGCAACTCCATATACTAACCTTCTTATAAAGATGGGTGTTAAGAACTTTGATGAACTAGTGGCTTCTAACGCCCTTGTTCGCCCAGGAGCCATGAATACTATTGGAAAGGAATACATTGCTAGAAAGAGTGGTAAAAATATTGTTGAGTATCCCCATTCAGTAATGAGGCCATTCCTAGAAGATACTTATGGTCAGATTCTTTATCAGGAGCAGGTTATGCAGGCGTGTACCACAGTCGGAGGCATGACATTCGCAGAGGCTGACAAGGTTCGCAAGATTATTGGTAAGAAGAAAGACGCTAAAGAGCTTGATGTATTCAAGGATAAGTTTATTAGAAATGCATCGGCATACATTAGTCCATTCCAGGCAGATAATATGTGGCACGACTTTGAGGCACATGCAGGGTACTCATTTAATAAGTCTCACGCCGTTGCATACTCAATGCTTTCTTACTGGACAGCTTGGCTCAAGTTCTACTACCCTATTGAGTTTATGTATTCTGTCCTTAGCAATGAAAAGGATAAGGACTCAAGGACAGAGTATCTTATTGAGGCCAAGCGTATGGGAATTCCACTAAGGCTTCCCCATGTCAATGAATCAGAGATTGATTTCTCTATTGAGGGTAAAGCAATTAGGTTTGGACTATCTTCTATCAAGTGGCTATCTGATAAAGTTTCGTCAAACATTATTGCTGCTAGGCCATTTAATTCTTACCAAGAAGTTCGTGATGCCGCATTTAAGAAGGGTAGCGGGATCAATAGTCGTGCAATAGAGGCCATGAATGCCGTTGGTGCATTGACCTTTGACGATAATCCACGGGATGAAAAGAGGGTAAGAGAAAACCTTTACGAATATCTTAACCTGCCAGAATTCAACATAAATGTTCCTAATCACTATTATGCGTATATTGACAACTCTGAAGATTATGAAGAAGACGGGTCACACATTCTTCTAGGCGTTGTCAAAAATATAAAGCGTGGTAAGGGCTGGTCGCGTGTTGAACTACTAGACAAGACGGGATCAGTAGGAATATTTGCGCCTGAGGACACTACGATAGAAACGGGAAAGACGTACCTAATTCTTGCATCAGCCAATAGGGTTGCGGAGGCAATTCCAATTGATGAACTTGATAGTTACAAGACAAGTCCCATGATTAGGTTCCTCAACTATAAGCAAATACCCTTTGGACAAGACGAGGTTTTTGTGCTATCGTTTAATCCTAGAATAACAAAGGCGGGTAAGAAAATGGCTAACATGACAATAGCAACCGCTGATCGTGAAATGATTGCTGTAACAGTTTTCCCATCACAATTTGCACAAGCATATATGAAGTGTGAAGAAGGTACAGTCGTTAAGATTGAGCTATCAAAAACAAAAGAAGGAACTACCATTTTGAAGGAAGTAATATCATGAGTTATTTAAAAGATATGGATGATCTAGCCTTTACTCTGCACTCAGGAGCAGTAAAGAAGGGGTTCTATGAGCCATACTTACACATGGATGAGGCAGACAGGATAGTGTTTTATTTAAAGCAACTGGCTATGATTCATAGTGAGGTATCAGAAGTTTTAGAGGCTATGAGGAAAGAGAAGGGCGACGATGTTGTTGTTGAAGAGTTGGCTGACATTATCATTCGTGTCCTAGACTTTTGGGCATTTCTTTCTATGACACAGTATACAAATAAGTCTTTAGCAAAGGCCGTTGTAAACAAGATGGAAAAGAACAAGGAGCGTCCAGCGATGCATGGAGTATTAGCGTGATTAGTGAGGCAATGGAAGAAGTTCTTTCACAAATAGATCCAAAGCTTAGAAAGAAAGTGTCTGCTGCCTCAGATATTGAGGTCATAATGCAAAAGACACCCAGCGTTGGGCTAAATAAGCAACTAAATGGTGGCCTCGCTTATGGCAGGCAGGTTCTTATTTGGGGCAATAAGTCTGCTGGCAAGTCGTCGTTTTGCTTGCAAATGATTGGTCAGGCACAGAAAGAAGGAAAGATATGTGCGTGGATTGACTCAGAGCAATCATATGATCCTAAGTGGGCACAGAGGCTAGGAGTAGACTCAGAGAGCCTTATATATTCTCCTGCCAGGACAATCAACGACATGGTTGATGTTGCCACACAACTTATGTCTGCTGGCGTAGATATTATTGTTGTTGATTCTATCTCTGCCCTGCTTCCTGCTATCTACTTTGAGAAAGACTCTGATGAACTAAAACAGTTAGAGAATACTAAGCAAATCGGTGCAGAGGCACGGGATATGACAAACGCTGTCAAGATGCTTAACTATGCAAACAATCAGACTAAGCAAACATTGCTAGTTCTTATATCTCAGCAACGTAATAATATTGGTCAGATGTTTGTAAGCCACCAGCCCACAGGGGGTCATGCTGTTAAGTTTTTTTCTAGCACAGTCGTCAAGCTTTGGTCAAGTGAGTCAGAAAAGAATGCTATCCAGGGCAAGATAGAAGTAGGAGATAAAGTCATACAAAGCAAGATAGGTCGCCAAGTCACCTGGACTATTGACTACAACAAGACAGGAAAAGCCTTTGAGAGTGGCATGTACGACTTCTATTTCTCTGGTGACTTTGTTGGCGTAGATAACATTGCAGAAGTTGTAGACGTTGCAGAGCAATTAGGACACATAGAAAAGGGTGGCGCATGGTACACAGTTCTTGGAGAAAGGTTCCAGGGTAGAGCAAAGGTGGTCGAATGGCTACGACAAAATCCAGATAAGGCGGCAGAACTTGTCCAAATCATCGAATAAGTATCAGGTAATACATGGAATATTTCTATGCCAGGGCTGCTCTTCAGAGGCAAACTCGTCTAGATTTTACCCATCTACTTTAGATATTACCTGGAAGTGTAAATATTGCGAGCAAATATCCACTGTAAATATAGAAAAAGAAAGAGGATATTGATGAGTGAGCATGGCGAGTTAAAGCGTATTGGTGCAAAGCCACATAAAAATTCTGGTCGTGGAATGGTAAAAGGCGACGGTAGCTTAGACAGATATGTTGTAGATGTAAAAGAGTATAGCAAATCATTTTCTGTTAATAAGGATGTATGGGGTAAAATAGTTACAGACACTTTAAGAGTAGATCCAAATAAATCTCCCGTAATAATGTTAGTTCTTGGAGAGACAAAGAAGACAAGGCTTGCTATAATTGAGTGGAATGAGTTTGAAGAGTTACGAGAGATAAGAGAGAATAATGAGCGAAAACACGATTGATATTATAAATCAAATTAATGACTTTAATGATTTATCAGAATATATGCAAGATGAAGAAATAACTCAAGCACTTATCGCAATTGCTAAACTAATTGCTAAGCCAGATATTCCTCCAGACAAGGCTGCTAGGCTTATCATTCAGATTCAGGCCTACTCTGCTAAATTTGCAATGCTAGCTTCATGGTATGCCAATGTAAAAAAAGATGATCGTGCTAAAAAAAATATTTACTATTCAGCAAGAGAGGCACTTGATAAGTTATCGGATGCCCTTAAATACACAATTAGGAGCTACCATGGCTAAAAATATAATATCTAAGATTGTCAAGGGTAAATCAAAAGAGGCTGTAGAAGAAGTAGAATGGCAAACACAAATGCCTGACAATGTAGAGGATGAATTTGCAGACCTTGTTGATGCTATTCACAAGGGGTATGTTGCTAGCAATGAACCTAAGTATATGAAGAAGAAGACCTTTTCTCCTTCCACCATTGTTTTTGGTCACGGCAAGTGTCCACGGTATTGGTATCTAGCATTTGAGGGTAACACTTTTTATGAAGAGCGTGAGGGCAAGTCTCAGGCTAACATGGATAGTGGCACAGACAGACACAAAAGAATTCAAGATGCCATTTCTAGTGCAGGACTAATGCTTGTCAACGAAGAGAAGGTAGTGTTTGATGACCCACCCATCTTTGGTTTTTTGGATAGTATTATTAAGTGGAAAGATTCAGAATATTTAGTTGAGATTAAGACAGCAAACCATGATGCATTTGAGCGTCATAAGAAGAGTATGACAGCAAGTACATACCACATTGTTCAGCTTCTTATTTACATGAAAATATTTAAAAAGAAAAATGGCATAGTAATGTATGAGAACAAAAATACTCATGATCTACTTGCTATCCCTGTAAATATTACACAGAGACATGTAGACTTTGTTGACTACCTCTTTGATTGGATGAAAGAGGTGTATGGTGCATGGAAGGATCAGAAGCTCCCAGAGGTTCCGTATAAGAATAATAAAGTAAAGGTTCCGTGTGGTAGTTGCCCTGTGCAAAAGGCCTGTCAGGAGGCCCCTAAGGGAGATATTAAGATATCTAGAAGAAAGGAAGAAAAGGGAGATTTCTAATGTCTTTCTGCTCATGGTGCGACAAAGAGTTTTTTCCAAACTCAGCAAAACAAATTTATTGCTCTGCTGAGTGTAGGCAGGAGTCAAGTAAAGAAAAAATTCTTCAAAGATACGAAATAGAAAAAAGAAGAAAAAGAGTTGGAAGAGATAAAAAATGTGCTGGTGATTGTGGAACATATCTAAGCATTTATAATGATGTTGGAATGTGTGACAATTGCCTTATTAACAAAAAAAAGTTTAATAATTTTATAAAGGAGTTGAAAGGATATTTTGAGTACCAACAAGAGTAGGGGTTTAGCAAGTCTATCAAAACCAAGGACTATAATAGCAGTAGATGCCTCTACAAATTCAATGGCATTTTCAATATTTGAGGAAGGAAGGCTGATCAAATATGGAAAGGTTCGATTTGTTGGCACAGATGCTCTTTATAAAGCAGGAGATGCCTGTAGAAAAGCTATCCCGTTTTTTAAAGCTTTTCGATCAGACGCTATTATTCTTGAATCGGCTATCTATAGCAACTCTCCAAAAACCGCTATGCAACTGTCGTTGGTGCAAGGAGCAATTATTGCAGCAGCGCAAGTTGCTGGAATTAAAACGGTAAAGAATGTAGCACCTATGGCTTGGCAAAATTATATTGGGACCAAGCTTTTGAGTGCAGCAGAAAAGCAAGCAATTGTAAAAAAGACACCAGGAAAATCTAATTCATGGTATAAAGGAAAGGAAAGAGAATTAAGAAAACAAAAGACTATTGACTATGTTAATAATAGATACAAAATTAAAGTTGATGACGATGATGTGGCAGACTCAATTGGCATAGGGTCTTATGTAAGCGACAAGTGGGGTGCCATTTTTGAATAAAAAAGATTTTTACAAAAATAAAAGCTGGCTTCACAAACGTTATGTACAAGACAAGAAAACTCCAGAAGAAATAGCAAAAGAATGTGGTTGCACAGTACAAACAATTTATCTATACTTGAACAAGTTCGGATTAAAGATGGGAAGAAAGGGTAGAAGATGAATGACGAAGTAAATCATCCCAAGCATTACACAATACATCCTAGTGGTATTGAAACAATAGAGCTTACAGAACACATGAATTTCTGTCTTGGCAATGTTATAAAGTATGTTATGCGTGCCCCATACAAGGGTAAACAAATTCAGGACTTGGAAAAAGCAGCCTGGTATTTGAATCGTGAAATAAATAGACTTAAAACTATTGACAAAGAATAGACACCATGGTAGAATTGTCCTACCTACCACAAAGGAGTAAAAATGGGACGACGCAAAAAGGTGCAAATAAACGACCCCTTTATTAGAGAGGGTAGTTTTACTACACAAGAAGGCAAGGTAGTAAATCAGGGGGACATTATTAAGATAAAAGGTATTTGGGGTACTAAGTTTAAGTTTCACCAACATGTTACTAATCCAGAGAATAATAGGTCTTGGATTGATTGCGTAGAATTAGAAAAGGGTGTTAGTTGTGGTATGCGTTCTTTTTATGAAGATCGTGTAAGGGTAATGCCTAAGAAGCGAGGAAAGCGTGTCAAAAGAAATAGACCTAGTTAAGCATCTTGATGAAGTAAACAAGGTTGCATCAGAATATTTAAAGGGAACTGATACAGCACAGATAGCACGGGAGTTAGACATACCCCGTACCCGTGTAATGTCATTGCTCAATGACTGGCGTAAAATGGCAGCAAATAATGAAGCCATTCATGCGAGAGCAAGAGAGGCATTGGCTGGTGCAGATCAACATTATTCCAGCTTAATTAAAAAGGCATATGAGGTCATTGACACAGCAGATCAAACAGCAAATCTTAATGCTAAGACAACATCAATCAAACTTATTGCTGATATTGAAGCAAAAAGACTTGACATGCTTCATCGTGCAGGTCTTTTAGATAATAAAGAGGTAGCAGAAGAACTTGCTCGTATGGAAGAAAAGCATCAAATTCTTATAAATATTCTTAAAGATGTTGCTACAAAATATCCAGAAATTCGTAATGAAATTATGTCAAAGCTTTCTGAAGCAACTGACGGAGTGATCATAGTTGACAATTGATTTATCTGATTTCATGGAGGCTCTTGATGATAATCCATTTCAGGAAGAACCAGTAGATGTAGAAACCTTTGTAAAGTCCCCAGACTTTTTAGGGCAGCCAGAACTGTCTCACTATCAGTATGTTCTCGTAGAGTGCATGAGTCAGATATACAAAGAAAAAGATTTGCAAAGATTTATGGGAAAGGAAGAGGGTAGTGAACACTATAAGAAATATACTAAGTCAGAAGTTATATTGCAACTTGGCAAAGGATCAGGTAAGGATCACACTTCTACTGTGGGTTGTGCTTATCTTGTTTATAAGCTTCTTTGCTTAAAAGATCCTGCTGCATATTTTGGTAAGCCCCCTGGTGATGCTATTGACATTATCAATATTGCTGTAAACGCACAGCAAGCAAAGAATGTTTTCTTTAAAGGATTCAAAAACAAGATTGATAAATCTCCATGGTTTGCTGGAAAGTATGATGCTAAAGTAGACAATGTTGAGTTCGATAAGGCTGTCACAGTATATTCTGGTCACTCAGAAAGAGAGAGCCATGAGGGTCTAAACCTTATGCTTGCTGTCCTTGATGAGATTTCTGGTTTTGCCCAAGAGTCAAGTAGTGGCAATGAAAATGCAAAAACAGGAGAAGCAATCTATAAAGCATTCCGTGGCTCAGTTGATTCACGATTTCCCGACTATGGAAAGGTAGTTCTTCTTTCATTCCCACGTTACAAGGGTGACTTTATCTCTAAAAGATATGATGACGTTGTTGCTGAAAAAGAAACTGAATTTAAAAAGCATACCTTTGTTCTTAATCCTGCCTTGCCAGAAGATGATCCAGGAAACACCTTTGATATTGAATGGGAAGAAGACAGAATAGAGTCTTATAAGTTCCCTGGAGTTTATGCGCTTAAAAGACCTACATGGGAAGTAAACCCAACAAGAAGCATTGAAGACTTTAAGCTTGCATTTTATACAGATCCAGCAGATGCAATGATGCGCTTTGCCTGTATGCCTACTGTATCTTCAGATGCATTTTTTAAATCGCGGGATAAGATAGAAAAGTCATTAAGTATTCGTAATCCGCTTGATACTTTTAGAAGAATAGATCCTAGTTTTAAACCAAACCCAGATACAACTTATTTTGTACATGCTGACCTAGCACAAAAACATGACAAGTGTGCAGTAGCATTAAGCCATGTTGAAAAATGGGTAGAGGTGCAAACATTTAATGACTACACTCAAGTAGTGCCATTTGTTGTTGTAGATATGATTGCTTGGTGGGAGCCTCGTAGAGAAGGCCCAGTAGACTTATCTGAAGTAAAAAACTGGATTATTGATCTTAGAAGAAATGGATTTAATCTTGGTCTAGTTACATTTGACCGCTGGCAGTCATTTGATATTCAGCGGGATCTAAAGAGTGTTGGTATTAATACAGAGACTCTTTCAGTAGCAAAGAAACACTATGAAGATCTTGCCATGCTTTTTTATGAAGAGCGGGTTGTTGCACCACATATTGAAATACTCTTAGAAGAGCTTTTGGAACTTAGAATCGTGTCAAATAACAAGGTCGATCACCCAAGAAAGAAGTCAAAGGACTTGGCTGATGCAATGTGTGGATCTGTTTATAATGCAATCTCTCACTCCAAGAAAAATACTTTTGGAGAAATAGAGGTACACACATGGTCCTCATTTAAAGCAGATAGAAATAGAGAATTAATAGAAGAAAAAGAAAAACCACAAATGACAGATGATATAAAAAATTATCTTTCTAACTACAAACTAATATAGGAGACAAAATGTTAAAAGTAGGCAAAGCAATGTGTTTTGATGATATTCTTCTTGTTCCACAAAAAAGCTCAATATCTTCAAGACACGAAGTTAATTTGTCAATGAGTATAGGTTATAAAAAAAAGAAAATTAATCTAGAATTGCCTGTTATAGCAGCACCTATGGATACAGTTTGTGACACTGAAATGTGTATTGCTATGCATAATGCTGGCGGTATAGGAATCCTTCATAGATATATGTCTTATCAAGAACAAATATTAAAGTCTCAAAACCTTTTAGAAAAAGAAATAAGATTTGGTGTTGCCCTTGCATCTAATAATGGATATCTTGCTCAGGCAGATCATTTATATAATGTTGGAGTAAGAGTTTTTCTTGTTGATACTGCAAACGGTCATAGTACTTATGCTACTAAGGCAGTAGCACAACTTAGAAACGCATTTAAAGATGCACATATTATGGCTGGAAATGTTTCTACAAAAGACGGATTTTTAAGGTTGGCAGAAGCAGGAGCAGACTCTGTTCGCGTAGGAATTGGTGGAGGGAGTGCCTGCACTACAAGAATGGTTAGTGGCCATGGAGTTCCAACATTACAATCAATTATGGATTGTGCAGAAACATTTCAAGAATGTTCCATCATTGCTGATGGAGGAATAAGAACAAGTGGAGACATGGTTAAGTCTTTTGCTGCTGGTGCTGATGCAGTAATGATTGGATCAATGCTTGCTGGGACAGATGAGTCCCCAGGAGAAATACTAACAGATGCTGATGGTAGAGAGGTAAAAGCTTTCCGTGGCATGGCGAGTGCTTCTGCACAAAAAGATGCCACAGGAAAGGTTTCGGTAGCAGAAGGTATATCTACTACTGTTCCATACAAGGGTTCTGTTGCACACATTCTTAATCAAATTCGTGGTGGACTAGGTAGTGGATGCTCTTATAGCGGAGCAGAGAATCTTTCATGCCTTGAAGAATATTCAGAATATGTAACGGTATCAGCATTAAGTATAAATGAATCAATTCCACATGCAAAAATAGGATAGAATATATACATGTCAAATTATGATAAAGAAGCGCAAGACCTGATAGAATTCCTTATTAAAATGGGAATACTAAAGCCCTTAGGATATGATGAAAGTATTGGTGACGAAATGTATCTTGTGTCACAAGAAACACAAAATCTTATGCCAGAGCTTGCAAAAATGCAACAACAAGAGCTAAATGCCACAGTGTTTGATCTATGGAGTATAGACATGATTGATGTTACTTTTGGTGAAGATGGCGAGCCTATGATTGGACTTAATAAAAATAGTACAGATATAAACAAAATAGAGGCAATAGAGGATGAAAAGTTAAGAAATCAAATGTATTTTATAGTTTCTATTTTTTCTAAATATTTTGATGAAAATGAGAAACAATGATATAATTGTCCTATGCCATGGGAAATTAGGCGCAATTATGGTGGCTGTTCTGGATACGCAGTAGTAAAGCTACCAGACGGCTCAGTTTCTGGTTGTCATACAACTAGAGCGTCTGCAAGGGCACAGTTAGCAGCATTATATGCATCTGAGCCAGAGGCTGCTCAAAAAGATGTTATAACAAATGAAACTACCCCCAATAAATACCCACAATACATTGGACCTAAAAAGAAAAAGAAAAGGGAATTTATGGATACAACAAAATCAATGCATGAAGAAGAGCGTCTTTATGACATGCTCACTCCAGAAGAGAAAGCATATCACGATGCACTCGTTGGTATTGCAGAAGATTTTGGTCCCTTTGATCAGGGCGCATCAAGTATATGGGTTGGATATGAATCTGCTGCAGAAAATGAAGATGCAGCGATAGGAGTAAAGTGTGGCAATTGTTCATTTCATGTTGAACAAGAAAACGGAACTATCGCTTGTAAGCTCGTATCATTTCTCGTAGAGGAAGAGGCAAAGTGCAGACTTGCTGCAATTCCAGATGGACTAGTAAATACAGGAATGGAAACACCAACTATGAACAGAGATCAAATGCAGGAATTTGTTGATGACATGATGGAAAGAATTGGCAAGGCAGAAGGCGTAAGAGTCGGAGACATGGTTTCCTGGAATTCTAGTGGCGGTAGGGCAAGTGGCAAGGTAACCAGAGTTATTCGTAATGGAAAATACAATGTTCCAAATTCAGACTTTACCATTACTGGAACTCCAGATGATCCAGCAGTAGCAATCAGAGTTTACAGAAATGGAGAACCAACAGACACCGTGGTTGGTCATAAAATGAGTACTTTAAGGAGGGTAGGTAAATCAATGAACCAAGATATTAATGATGCAATGGAAATTCTAAAGTCCATTAACAAAGCTCATCATGACATGAAAGAAGAGGCCAAGGCACATAGCATGAAAGAAGAAGAGAAGTCAATGCATGATGATGAGGAAGACGAAGAGATGCAGCAAAAGGGATACAAGGATAAGGAGAACAAGTCAATTGATTCAGATTCTGCTCACAAGACAGATGTACCAGCAGATCTTTCTTCCATCTTTGCCAATCCTCCAAAGCAGGCTAGGAGAGCAACAACAGGTGGAAAGTCTCCAATATCTCTTAATCTTTTTAGAGGAGAAGAAAAATAACAATGGACTTCTATAAAGAAGAAACATACACACCAACTTCTGGAATGAAGGCTGCCGCAAGGCGTGCTTTAAAATGGAAAGAGCAAGGTAAAGCAACGGGAGCGGGAACACCAGTAGGCTGGGGTAGAGCAAGCGATATTGTCGCAGGAAGATCAATGTCTTTGTCTACAGTAAAAAGAATGTACTCTTTCTTTTCACGACATGAAGTTGATAAGAAAGGTAAGGATTTTTACAATACTTCCAACCCATCTAACGGTCGTATCATGTGGGATGCCTGGGGCGGGGATGCAGGATTTTCTTGGTCTAGGAAGATTGTAGAGAGAGCCAAGGCCAAGAAAGATGTTTGGCAAGACTCTGCGTTTTCCTTTACCAAAAAACTTGACAACGAACAATAACCAATGTATTCTTTACTTCTAAAGAAGGAGAGATAATGAATGAGAATGAACAAATTCTACAGGCTATGGTTGAGTATTATCGTAACAAATGTAGTAAACTTGAGCATGATTTTCTTGTCTATAAAATCAACTCTCAAAGAATCATTCAAACACTCAACGAAAATAAATCAGATGAGTCGTCTTCAGCAGAATGACATGCAGACTCAATCTCAAAAACTAAGAAAGAAGTATGTCGTGACTGTTGCTATTGTAGGAGAAAAGGCTTATTGGGTTCATCAAAACATTTTCTATGAAACAGAAATAGTTGATGGAGAAATTGATAAAGATTCTGCACGACCAATTGACGCTCATAACTTGTCAAAGAAACAGTTTAACGAACTGCTTGACATACTAGACAGTATTTCATAATATCATGAACGATTACATGTTTTTTGTTTGGGTTATTATTGCTATTGTTCAGGTAGTTTTATTTTCATTTTACCTTGGAAAAATATCAAAGAATGATCAAAAAATATTTGAAGAATCTATTGACATAATTCCGATTTGTAACTATAATGGATATAATTATTGGCTAGAAGAAACTGGCTTATATAGATTGCAAGAAAACAACAAAATAGATAAAAAATCTGCTGAAAGAATAGATCAGGTGAATACAAAAGATCTGTCTCCAGTAGAAGTTATCTACATAGTAGAAACAATAAGGGAGCAAAGATGATTATTGCAGTTCAGGGTACAAAAAGATTTCAAGACTATGATACCTTTATGCGTGCCATGGGAGTAGCATTGTCTCAGCCAAATAATGAAAGCATAATTGAGGTCTGGTCTGCTGGCCCACACAAAATAAATTCATTTACTGCTGCCTTTTGCAACTCTGCAGAAAACTATTTGAAGCAAAAAGGTTTTAAGGTTGTCTTTAAGAAGCTCCCAGAGAATTATATTGAAGAGAACATTGACTATGTTTCTTATCTTGCCTTCTTTAGTAAAAAGAATGAGAATCAATCTAAGCTTGTGAGCATTGCAGAACTGGCAGACATTGAAGTTGGCATTTACAGGGATTAATATGTTGAGCAATAAAGATGTTTCTTATCTTAATCTTGCACGATCCTTGGCAGAAAGATCTGAGGAAAATAAAAGGCATGGTGCTGTCGTAATCAAATCTGGAAGAGTCGTTGGCTATGGTTTTAACAAGTTTAAAAATCATACAGACCTGTTTCCAGAGGAACTAATTAAGGTTCATTGTTCACGACATGCAGAAGAAGTTGCAATTAAAACCGCTGGACAAAATGCAAAGGGAGCGATTCTTTATGTTGCAAGAGTAAATAGGCAAGG